GGTCCTTCGAGTAGATATTCCTGTAAATCGTGCAAATCATTCCTGAGTCGGTTTAAATTTTTGCCTTGCTTCCGCTAATTGCTGTTCGTAGAGATTTGCCTGAGCACTAACGCTGGGCTGATTTTTTCGCCAGCTTTGAATGTATCCCGGTACCATGGTGGAAAAATTCCTAATTGGGCTCCCCCGGTAAAACCATTCGGTGGCGGCATTTGTCTCAAAGAATTTATTCGCCATCTCGTCAGTGCCGCCGTGCCTGTAGAACACTTCACGCACTTGTTCAAGTGTTGGGATTTTTGATTCTCGGTACAAATTGCTTTTACTCAAATCGTGTGTGTCATGACTCTCTCTTTTTCTTTTCCTTTCTTTTCCTTTCCTTTCCTTTGTTGAGTTTTGTTGAACACTTGTTGGCATTTGTTCAACATGTGTTAACACTTGTTCAACATGTGTTGAATTTTGTTGCTTTGCTACCGCTGACGCTTTGCCTGCTTTCGATCTTATTTCCCTGATTTCCTTACGTTTAGTCAAATTCTTTAAAACCCGGTCAGCCGTGAACTTATCTTCAATCTTTTTCATCAACTTAAACTCGTTGATGCAGTCGTTAATCACTTTTTTTACAAAATCAGCGTTACATCCTATAGGAGCACCAATTGAAGTGAATGTTATTGTATCCAATTGCATGTACCCGCCTTCCTCGTGTAGCATTTCAATTGTAGTCCAATACACTCCAAGTCCTTGAGCCTTATGCTTTTTAAGAAATGCAACCATCTTTCTGTCGTTCCTGCTGTTATAGTCATGACTAAAATATTCGTTGGGCATCCGTTAAAATGTTTTCAGGTGTTGTCGGATTTATTTTTGCCTGCTTTGTCGCTTCATTTCCTCGATCTTCTCATGACAGGGTACACATATCGCCACAAGATCAAATGCCGGCTCATTACCTTTTAAATCAACGAACTGGTAACTTTTATGATGTACCTGGGTAGCGTAGGCATCGAGGCAACATTGGCACAAGTAGCTGTCACGCTTAAGAACCAGTGACCGCTTCTCTTTCCATGCGGGGCTGTTCAGGTAAGCGTTATACTTATGCATCCATTGTTGCTTACCCAGTGCCTGCTTCTCTGATCTCTTTTCCGATACCTTATTCCAAAAAGTCTTTACCATGCTCCCCCACTTATCCTGCCTCCCTTCGCGCTTGCCTTGGTCCATCTGCGGGAGTTGTTCGCGCTGCTCTTTTGAATAGCCCCCTAATGAATTGGCGCCTACATCCCCGCAATTCTGGCACTGGTTGCGCACCTGTATAGTACCTGCCGATGTGATTAGCTTTACTGGCTGCAGGTTCGGCACGTCGCAACATTCGCTTATATCGTTTACCTGCGCATGATCTAAGCAGTGCTCACATATTTCAGATTCAAAGAATTGGGTACGTTCAATTGTCAAAGGCTGGCCACACTTTGGGCATGGCTTGGTTGGCGCTGGTACTGGTTGAGTGTTTTGCTTGTTTGCAAGCCTCGCGCGGATTTGCTCTAATGTTTCAAGTTTCTTCATCCCCTCAATTGTTTTTGGTTACTAATCGGGGCCGGATTAAAAACAGTTAAAACGGCAACTCCCTACTTTCCTTCTCAGCCTTCAACCTTCTCTCGTACGCTTCTTCAATCTTTGGCCGAATCTCTGCGAGGTAAGCGATGGTCATAGGTTGATGTTCGTCTTTATTCCAGTTCGGACAGTTGAACAACGGTCTTACATGCTGAATGACGGCGTTGGTAACAGTTAGCTTCCCGTCTATTTCATACATAAAGTCGTTCATTATTTTTAGCTTACACCCACGTGAACAGTATGCGCCTTCCCGTTCGTACTTTTCATTAATGCATGTGACACAGGTTTTGTTAGCCGGATTTCTATAACAGGTCGCTTCATGCTTCTCTGCCTCCTTCACTGAGTGCTTAGCCTTCATCCCGCACTTAAACTGGCAGCGATATTTTGTTACTGGTACTGGCATGTTCTCTTTTTTAAACCCGCCTCCCGCTAAAGAGGCGGGCAATACTTACGACGAAGTGAAACTACTATTGATAAAACCGCCGGTTCATTATAGGCTCTCTGCCGGCATGAGCACTATCGTTATTCTCCTTCATCTATCAACTCTTTTATCCTTCTGTTAATCTTTTTTACCAGCGGGCAAAGCTTACTGTCGCCGCTATCAATTAGAGACGTTACCCGCCGAATATTTGACATTATCGTTGTATGATCGCGATCATCAAGGCGCCTGCCAATTTCTGCTAAGCTGATCTTACAGTACTTTTTTGCAAAGAACCCTATTAACTGTCTTGCCTGTACGCATTCGGTTATCCGGGACGAGCTCATAATCTGTTCAAGTGGCACCTTTGAAATTCTGCTCACTTCATCAATTATCGTATCGAGATCAATTGTGCGTGTGTTATCAACAAATGAAATAGCTACAGTCGGGTTACCCGTCAACTGTCTCACTTCTCTTTCACATCGCTCAATCACTCTTCTTACTTCGGGGTGGGTAATATGTAACGGCATACTCTTAGGGGTTGGGTCACTACAATGGGTTTACGCTTGATTAAACAAATTCCAATCTTCTTCAGTCATTTGTTCAGTGAACACTTCGGCTGTGTCAATTCGTGATATTTGTTTCTGACCGGTTGATGGTTTGTTATACTCCACCCAACACTGAATATCCCGCATTTCGTAGCCGTCTGAAACCTTAATTGAAAGGTCGTCACACGCGAGTTTTACCTTATCAGCGTCGGCGGTGTACTTCTTAGCCACTTCTTTCTTTTCGGCAACGATGGCTTTTAGCTTAATTATACCAGCCGCCAATTCAAGTGAAAGCGCATGCGCTTCTGCCTCGCTGAAGTCGTGCCTGAACTCTTTTGTTATTAAATCGGGCATAGTGTTATGATTTTGGTTTTAACTTTTTACAATTTATATATTCATAAGATTCGATATATCAGGGCGAAAGAAACGACCGGGTGAGGGTCGTTTAGAATTAACTACTGTAGCTGGTTACTTTCAATTCTTCCTTGAGCGCAGATACACACGTGCGCAATGCCTCGATGGTATGTAACAATGTTCTACTGCATCTTTCACAAATATCATAGTCGTACTGCTCCTGCTCGATCTTGGCGCTTACATAATCCTTGATAACGGACGGGCTGAAAAACTCATTATTGGCTACGCTGCTACATAACAGGTTGTTATATACCTGCACTTTCTTTTTATTCATTAGCTTCTTAGCAACGGCCATCTGGTTGTTTACAAACGCCAGTGATTTGCAGAGTATGCCAACCTGATCAATTAACCAACTAATAGATTGCGATGCAGTGTAGCCATCGGCGGCAGTCTCTAAATATTCAAGACAATCCTCAACTCTTTTTATCTGTAATTCTGCTTGCATTATTCAAATATTGTAGCGTTAACATCACAATCATATTTACCAACTACAACCGAAACCGGCGGCGGTAATAGCCGTATACGTTGGTACAGGCTGGCAATCATTAGCCTGGCATTTACCTGATCCTCTTTTACCGGCCCGTGCCAGAAACCATCACCATCCATTAAGTGAACACCATCAGGGCCAACACAGGCACCGTAGCAAGAGAATAGGTTAACATGCGGTGAAGCCTTTACCCTTATAGCATCATTGAACATCACCTGGTGATCAGGGTATTTAGTGATGGCGTCGGTTATAAATTGTAGGTGGTTCATGGCTTAGTTGGGGTTGTTAACCGGCTTAGGCTTCATGATTTCATTCATTCGGTCTTTGCCAGCGGTCTTGAATGATTCGCTACCTGAAACATACATTGGTAATGTTTCCTTGAACAACTTCAGGTCATCCACAGAATTGCAATTAGCCAATTTCGCAATGGCGTCGTTTATCTCCTGCGTTGGGTCAACTCCGTTTTCGCACCATTCCGCTATCATTTGACCAGTTGCTTCGGATGGAATAAACTCAGGCTTACCGCTGAATAGGCCGGTGCGATCTTTTGAGGCGGTCGCAAAGTGCCCGTGATCGAGTTCAAGGTTAACAGTTAACTCATACTCAAACCCTTCCCGCGTGATCTCTTTTAACCCAGCCTTTTCTACTTTCAGCTTACCGTCGGCGCCCTTAGACATTTCGTAATCCTGCTTACGGCGCACTGTGGTGATGATGTGGCACTTGCTTTGAAGAATCTTATCAACGAATGCCTGGTGGCGCGGCGTTACCTTACCCCATGCGATGTAGCTATTTTTGCTGGTGCTGGCTTGTGCAAGTTGATCAACGAGTTCAAGGCAACCGCCTTTTCCATCCCATTCGTGTGTGATGGAATCGATTATGATTACTTCCATTCCCGCCTTTTCACATGCTTCAATCGCTTCAATATATTTCTCAGGTGCATATGGGGCTTGTAGTGATAGTACATTGTAGTCGCCAAGGTGACAATACAGGTCGCCCGATCCATTCTCGGTATCTATCATACCTATCCTTGTCCAGTCGCCACATAGGCCTTTGGCAATCTTTAACGCTGACATTGTTTTACCGCCACCGGCTACGGCAGACAAACCGAGTCTTATTTTCGCTTTCTGCCTGGTTGCTTTCCTTAGTTGCATATGATTAGGTTTGAAGGTTTATTAATTAGTTGCTTCCTGTAATAACTGGTACTCGATCTCTCCTGCCTCGTAATCAGGACGCTCTATGAGTAGCTGCAAATCATTATCAGCCGCCCACTGCTCAATTTCTGAGAGACTGTTTTTATCCAGGTAAGAGGCGTCGAAGTGGAGTGTTTTAACTTCACCCAATCCAAGGGCTGCCAGCTTCAACGCGGCGATGTAGATGCCGGACGAACTGAGTTGTTCTTTGGTGAACTCGAAACCGTTATACGTGATGCCCTCGTCACTGAAACCGAAACCGTCAGGCATGGAGGCGTTTTTAATCACTTCCAGCTTTTCAGCTTCAATGCGTTTGACGTCAGCGTCGGCTTCTTTAGCGTTCGCCTCACACTTGTTGTATACTTCAAGCTGTTTTTTGTACTGGTTGTTGGCAGCAATTTCTTTGTTCTTAGCTTTCAGTTCGGCAAGTTGCGCCTTCAGTTCTTCCGCGTTCAGTTTGATTTTGTTCTTATCGTCCGCCAGCCATACATTACCCTTAGTAATGTCAACCATTATGGCATTGTTCTTTTCTTGAATAGCTTTAATCTTCGCTGCCAATTCCTCAATTTCATTTTCGTTATCGGCTACTAGTTTTTTCTTTTCTTCCAACCGCGCCTTAAAGTCAACCACGCGTTGGTTGTGACTATCAATACCGGCAATCTCTTTTTCGAGTTCTTCGGTAGGGAGTTCCTCAGCAGGTAGGTCGGGATCTATCTTTTGCAGCTTCGCCTTCTCTTCAGCAAGGCGCTTATTCTCCCAGGTACGCGTTTCATACGCCTCTTTGTACAGCAGGTCAATTTCGGTGAAGTCTATACCTGTCAACTTCTGCAGTACTTCTTTTTGCTTTTTCGGTGTGCTGTTAAGGAAGGCATCAACATCAAACACCGGTGGGAAATAGTAATTGCAAATATCTTTGGTAAGCGAGGTCTTAATATTGCGCTCTGTGAAGAACGCGAGCTTTTCCTTTTTCTCATCGAACGACCAAAGGAACTTTTCACCGGTTGTAAGTTCCAGTTCGGCAAAGCCTTCCATTTCGCCCTCCTTCAATATGAGTTCCGGCTTATGGCCGCGCAACCGTTCGGGTAACGATTTAAGAAAGCTGCTTTTGCCTTTATTGTTTCCACCGGTAATGATTGCGGTACAGCCGTTAAAGTCAGCGGTGAGGGCTGAGACGGCCTTTAAATTCGATACCGTTATCTTTTTAACTTTTGTCATACCTTTACCTGAGTTTTATTATGTAATGATTAGTTTTTAAATAAGGGCTCCCCATTTCAGGGAGCCCCCTCTGTGTCGGGAATCTCTTATCCTTCTGTCTCTTCGCTTTCCATAGCGCTTTCCTGTGCGGCTTGTTCAGTGGCTGCTACCTGGTCGTTAGTTGCTTCTGCTTGTTGGCCTGCTGCTTCCTGTTGTTTCTGCTCGTTCGGATCGTGTAACATATGATTGATACCAGACTGACCGCTGGTAGGGTTTACTATTAAGGCTCTGCCCTGACACCTTTCCCACGAAAAACATCTCTCTTTTATACACTCCTTACACCCGGTTTCGTGCCATCCACATTCACAACCATATGGAGATGCCTGTACTGAGTAAGGGCCAAATCCATTGTCTACCCAATCTGTTTGTAACTCAGCGTTACATTGCGGGCAATTGAACACTGGTTCTTCTCTGCATGTGTTTGCGATGCTATTCATATATATTTCACTATCGTTCATATTCTCAACTTTTTAATTGTCATTTAAAGAGGGGCCGAAGGAAAGCCAACGGCCCGTTGTTAATCCAGATCCATGAAAAAAGCCGACCCCTTGGTCAATGCGTTATGCTTAGTTGCTGTTGTCTTTTAAAAACCCCGCCCATGAGCGACGGGGTAACCCTTAAACCTTATGCTAAATGAACAGTGCAAGGGCCGGGACTCGAACCCGGACGGAGTGCATAGCATCTGCATAGCCTCCTACAACTTAGCGTGTACTTTGCCGTGTTGCTAACGTCTACCATTTCGTCACCCTTGCTTATCCCCGGTGGTTGTCCCGGGGAACCATTTAACCATTAAACCTTATCCTATGAAACAAGAAACTTTAGCAGTGGATGGCAGGATTTAACCAGCATTTTGGTTTGCCGACCAGGGACACCCTAGTCCTTACCTGCACGAAATTATAGTTGCTGTTAGTTCGCACCCTTACGGGGATAGTGGTCATGATTTTCAGCAACCTTATGGACTACCGCACCTTACCTTATATTTACCGAACTTGTCTTACAGGTGCGCACATTAGTAATCCCTTCTCAGCCCATCACTTTAGCGTCTACTTCCGCCACATCCACTGCATAACTTTTGTATTGATAGCTGCCCCCGGATTTTAACCGCTCGACACTTAGGACGAATTTTGCGACCACTACCAATACAATTATTTATCTATCAAAGAACTTTATTTCAACGGCCTAAACAACCTGTACACAGTACCGAACACAGCAATGAAGAAGTCGAGCAAACAGCTAAAGAGAAACTTCAATTCTTGCATGGTGGATGGTTTTAAAAGCAGACCGTAGAGACGGCCCGCGTCCTTGGTTATAAGAATCTGCCGATTAGCAGCGCGTTACAATTTCTTATACTTGCTATACTCTCGCAACCAGAACACCGGTAATTCATGTTCACGTGCATACTCATAACACCCCTCGTAGCCCAGGCTGTCAAATATGATCTTAAAGTTTGGGTACGACATATAGAACGTCGTAAACTGTTTGCCGTCGTAGTAGCTAATATGGGCTACGCTATCGGTTCCGTCAGGCGAGTACCTCACTTCATGGGTAGTCTCTTTGCACGATGCTATGGCGAAGAACAGTATGTAAATAAGATGTTTCATTTGCGTTTGTCTTTTTGCATTCCTAGAATGAGCATTGTAACTCCGAATACGAGCACGATTGTTATTATTATTTTGTACCACATAGGTTATGGGTTAAGGGTTGTAAAAGGGTCGTTCATAATCTTCACAGTACACTGGTTCGTCATCGCTGGGTTTCGGGTCTTTCTTCTTTCTGTCTTGCCTTACGAGCAACCAGATGAAGATTGCTATTTCAATAATGGGTAACACGATTAGGGTTAATTTAAGAGTTGTCATGAGTACAGATTAAAATAATGGGTTAGTAAAAGTTGCCGAGTTTTACTTTGAAAATACTCGGCTAAAAGTCTTAGCCCGCATTTAACCGGTGGCTTCTCCCGTCCCTGTTACACCTTTCAGTGCACTCTTACTTAAACAGGAACTTTCATTGTGCACCCCGTAGGTCGCGCCTACGGACAATCGAATGAGCGGCTTTACCCGGTCGTAGTGATTGTAGTTTCTGGTGGGGTTGTGAGGATTCGAACTACGCGTCAAGGCTTGCAATCCTTTTCGCAACTCTTAGCCATCTTCCGCAATTACCTTGTACTTCGGCGTTTATTGGAAGTTGAATAGGCGCCGGATTAATAGTCCGGGTCTGTTCTCCACACAGAAAGCAACCCCGTATTTAAAGAACTTGTTTTTAAAAAAGCGCCCACTGGTTAGGAATAACGCGTGAGGCGCTGTTGTACGTCCTAAATATTATATGTGAGGCGCGATGGTCGCCATAACTTTTTCGTCTACGTGAGAGTTGCGGTTGATCTTCTCAACCACCTCGTTCAACTTACCCTCAATCGATACCAGCATACCGGCAGTGTTGTTAATGAAAGCGAGACACTTCGGTGATAAACCTACTTCCTCGATCACCGGCTTCCCTTCTTTGATAGTATAGATCACTTTAGCATGAAACTTCCGTATAACCGTGTGCGGTAAAAAGAACCGGTTAGGTATCTCGTAAGGGAATAATAGCTTATCGGTCATGGCTATTCAGGAGTTTTAAGTTGTGAAAGAGGTATATAATATTCTACATAAAAAGCATCGCATTTGTAATCGTCTTCATCTTCATCGTCCCAATAATTTTCTTCGCAATTCCAACTAAAGATTGTAATTAAACCATACTGCGTGATAACAAGGCAGGCCACATGCTCATAACTTGATTTGCCAGGCTTTTCAGGCAGTCCGTCCTTTGTTGATATCCACGGTATTTGAACCTGTTCCATTTTGCGTCTTATTAAAGAATGAAAAATATACTTCCTCTGCCGCCTCTCTCCCTTGCTCCTCATACACCCTCATGTATTCAGCTATCGCCTTGTCCTCTGTTGCTTGTCTGCCGCCGCGGGTGATCCTCTTTATTGCGGCCTGGTTGAGTAAGAGGTCGGGGTGTTCGGCGCTGTAGTACGTCACAGTTCAAGTGTTTCGGTTTCTCCTTTCAGGTAGGCAATGAGATTTTCATTGCGGGCCTCGGGTAAGAGGATGTAGGCTTCGATGGCTGAGTAGTGCCTAGTATATGGGCCTTCTGTTCTTTCTTTAACAAAATTCACTACGTTAGCCCCATTTACCTTTTTTTGAATCCTCTCAAATCCTTGCTCTTGAATTTCCGTTAAGCACGCATCTTTAACATACCGACAAGCGCAAGTGTTAATAAGCATAGCTGCCCTAACCGAAGAACAATTACCGGTCATTAATCCATAAATGCACTTATAAATGCTTTCCGGGAATAATTGATCAAGATTAAGGCTCCCCAACTCCTCCTTCGTCGCGTGAACTCTCAGCGCTTCAGCCTCTTTCTTAACATCTTCTTTAAGTTGGTCGAATGTGTAGGTCATAAAATGAGTTAACGAGTTTATTAAATTATCTGAAAGCAATACACAACTCTTCGGTTACAGTTTAGGGTTCGGCGTCGGGAAGGATGGTTATTTCTTAATCACCAATAACATTGTCTTTACGCTAGTGCCTGATTCCTTGAAGGTGTCAGCAGGAAGTTCTTCCTGGTATGCACCGATTTCATCCAACCACTCTCTGAATTGAGCCTGTTTTTTCTGTGAGCCAAACGTCCACGATGTTGAACTAATAGTAACCAATACACCACCTTGGGCAAGAACAGCATACATCTTACGTATGTGGTCAATATCTTGATTCTTAGCAAAGGGAGGATTAGCAATGATTCGGTCGTACTTGCTGCTTTCATCAGCCCGCAAAAAATCATCGCCTATTATATTAAAGGCATGGATCTTTTTTAGTATTGCTCTGTTTTCAGGCATCAGCTCGTAACCAACTACTGAAGTATAACCGGTTGCCTCATGTATAGCGTTCACAATTGCTCCTTGCCCTGCAGAAGGTTCAAGTATGCTTCCAAATCCTAATCCATCATGTTCATGCAACTCGGCCAAGTCTACCATTCGCTCAGCCAATTCTTTAGGTGTCGTAAAGAATTGAAACTCCTGTTTAATGTTAACTGATTCGCCGCCAGTAAGCCGATCGATGAAAGGCTGTGCGTCAGAAGGGAAAACAAAAGTGTTGCGCTTATACTTTGCGCCGGCGTTTAATAGCGCCTTTCTTACCTCTTGGTAGTTTTCTAACGGGCCGTCGGTAATTGACGGCAGAAATAGCGTGTCGCCTTTAACGGTGCATTTATTTAATGCTTCGATTAATTTACTCATCGCTTATCTCGTTTGAAGATTAGTAATTCTAACACACGCCTTGATTGCTTCCGCGGCGGAAAGGGTACATCGTTGGTCTTTCATACATAGTGCGGTTACGGTTTTCTAGGAATAATTAGTTGAACAGTGAGTTCACGAAGTAGATAGCAGCATATATCATTACGCCGATCAGTACTGAGTAAAATTTTTTCATGATTTTATTTTTGAGGGTTATGATGCTTGTTTCTGTTTAAGGAATATTTCGGGGATGGATTCGAGTAGGTATTCAATGCCGTTCGCCCCTCTACGCTGTTTCAATAATCCCTCTCTCCTCGCCTTCTCTAGCTTTCGCTTATCCGTCCACGGAGTTAACTCACGTATCGTCCCTACCCTCACCCAAGTCTCTTTCCTCTCGTCCTTCAACTTCTCTTTGCGCATGTCCGACACCATCCGGTTAAGGTGGTCAACCTTTTTAGTCAGGGCTTGTATTGCTGCTGTGGCGTCCATATAAAGTATTGTTAATGCGTGGTTGGGGGCTTGACAATGTTAGTCACGTTAGTTTCTTTTGTACTCACTTATCAGCCGTGGTAGGATCTGGAAGCTGGACCATTTTATAACTTTTAGCCAGTTTAAAATGGTCCCGGATTATGTCCAGATTGGTGGCTGTTGTTAATATCACATCATTCTCTCTCAACCACCTATTTACAGTATCAACCTTTTTATCGTTAGCCTTAGCCAGCTTTAGCTTCAAATCATCATCTCGGCGAACCCTGGCATTCAATTCAGTATCTAGTATTTGCTGTATCATTTTGTTATGCTATTTTTACCATGCTATAAATGACATAACAAATATACAACAGAAAACAACATTTACAACAGCATTATACAACTTTATACAACTTTCAACAAAACGGATACAACTTTGAATTTTTTCTAATGAATAACCATCAATTGAAAAATATCATCGAGGAAATAGAGGTAAACGAGGAATTGACTTTTCAGGAAATAGCGGCAAAGGTGCACCTGGACAGGAGCAACCTTAGTACTTTACTTAATAAAGAAGAAGTGAAGCCAGTAACTCCTAAAATGTTAAACAAGATAAAAAAGCATTTCCCGAGCTATTTTAAGCCCGCCGATGGAATACAACAAAAGCAACAGGAACCAACTTCAGACCCTTTGGTTTATGCTTTAAATGTAATTAGAGAACAAAACGAGTGGCTTCGAAAACTGGTGGATATTAATTTAGCCGGACTTTCCACGGACGTAAATAATAATTCAGCGGCAATTCGCGCAGAGATAAGAGGATTTGGAAAGTATCAGTTACTGAAGCAGTCGAATTGGGATGACCATGAGTTTGCAAAAGCAATGGCCGTCGTGGACAGAATTTACGGCGAAGAGTTGAAGGCAGATGAAGCACAGGGCAATCATGGCATGTAGTGCATGAAGGTACATTATTCATGGCTATAGCAGTTTTAAAGTATGTATATACGCCTTAACGGGTGTCTGAGAGGAAAGGTTAAAAAAGGCGCGGCCCTCGCGACAGCGACCAGGCCGTAGGAAGCCCAAAGCAGTCACTACTAGCCACGCCAGTAGGCGTGCTGTAGTCAACTTTGCTTTACTGAATTTCCTACGTTCGGTCGCAAGTTGAACTAAAGTCAATATTTTATGCCGGTTTCCCGGCGAAGGCCGCAAAAGTAATAGATTTAGGTTGAATTATCCACTGGGGTGCAATAAGAACATAATGGTCGGGTTGAGGTAAAGGAATCCGGTTAACGATCTGGAACAGGTTTAAAAATGATTGGATATTAAATTTAGCGAATATTTTAAATTGATAATATCGGGTTGTTCACTTAATCACATTTTAACAAATAGGTCAAGGGTTCTACATGATTACATTTATATAACATCTAATGATTAACGCGTATGAATAAGTTTACATTTCTTTTTTGTCTTGTTTTATTGATCGTGGTCAATTCTTGTCAAAGCAATTCTGATACAGAAATTGATAAAAACAAATCTGATATACAGGATGCGCGAACGAAGGCGTTGCAGGATAAGTATGTTTCAACGGACCCAGAAAAGAACAGCCTGCAAAAGCAATTTGATGCAGTATTATTAAAGTTCGACTCGCTTACTGTTTATAATGAAAAGATAAGTGATAGAAGCACAGAGGCTATATCTAAACTTACAAAAACAAAGGCAGAGGTTAACAGAATTTTACTTCGAGACAAATTAACACCTGAGGAAAAACAAGAAGCCAAAAAGCTAATAAACGAAATGAATAACACCTTAAATGTAATTAATAAATAAAACGCGAACCATGATTAGAATTTTATTAGCGATGGCGCTCATTGCTATTGCCGCCTGCTCTAAATCTTCAAGCACGGCTGAAGATAAGGAACGCAACCTAAGCGTTTCAATCGTAGACTACAACCCACCAAACTTAACAAACCATTACTGGGCAGTAAAACTTCAATTAAATAAGCCAGCCACCATGAGCGGCAACATAATTGTTCAGCATGATTTATGGGACTTGGGTATATTCAAAAAGACTTACATAGACACCTTTGATTTTAGCTTAAACAATGAGTCATCTTTCCAGTTCAATACAATGCGAAACTCTCTTTTGCAGGGGCCAGAAATTAAAAACATTAAAGTAAACAAGTTCACACAAAAAAGCGGTGATTATAATGTCACTATAAAATAACCCACCCCAACCCACATACTGAGATTCCCGATAAACAACTCAGTATGAAAAAAGCACTATTCGTATCAATTTCAATCAACTGTTTAATTGTATTTTTTATCGTTGGTAAACGATATTATTATTCGCGCAATACAGACGCAGACACGGTCGCTCCAAACTCCTTTCATGATCAATGGAATTACATGCGATCATCTGTACTTAATAAGCTCCCGATCGACAACAAGGATGTGGTTTTTGTAGGCAATAGCCTAACAGAAGCCTTCCCTGTTTCCGAGGTTTTTGGCCACTGCTGTAAAAATCGCGGCATCGGAGGGAACACCACATCGCATATACTAGCGAGAATTGGACCTATCGCCTCGAAACGTCCAGCAAAAATTTTTATTGAGGGCGGTATTAATGATCTGATTGCTGCCGTGAGTGTTGATAGTATATTCAAAAACTATAGAGACATTATTGATTTAATTCGTGATACAGCATATAGTACTGCGTTATATGTTCAGTCTATCTTTCCGACCTCAAAAACTTATGCAAATCTAAACAACAGCATTATGCAGCTTAATAAAATGCTTTCAGATCACTGTGTTGCAATTGGTGTGACATATATTGATATTTATAGTAACCTATCCAAAGATGGCCGGCTTAATAGCCAGCTCACAGAAGACGGGATACACCTCAATGAGAAGGGGTATCAAATTTGGCAACAGGCAATAGAAAGTTACGTGCGATGAAAACCCACTACCGCGACCAACTAATATTAGGGCTCATCATCGCCGCCGCAATAGCGTTGTAGAGGCTGGTTATCTACTTAAAAAACTTATGATCTTTCATTATCTGGGCCGTTTCTTCGGGCTTTGTTTTCTTATAACGTAACAGTGTCGCGTGTTTTTTTATCCCCGCCAATTGCATTACAACGTTATCAGCGACACCGGCATTAAGCAGGTTGGTAATGAAGGACCTGCGGGCCGTATGGCAGGAGATCATTTCGTACTTTTTCAGGTAGAAATCCTTGCGGGCGCCACCTTTGGTCAGAAAGTACAGGACCGTTTGGGTGAATTTCGCATCCCTGGCTACTTCCTTTATTGACCGGTTTATTTCTTGATCTGTGATTTTAGGAGGGAACCCTCCCCACTTTTGGAGTATTTCCCGCACCTCGGAACGCATCGGAATAACCACTTTAGTGTCGGTCTTTTCGTTGGCGATCGTAACGGTATTATCGTGAATATTTCGATTATGCAAAAGTTGAATGTCAGACACCCGCAACCCCAGGTAACAATCGATAATAAACCAGTCGCGGGCAATGTCCTTTGTCTGCTCGGTTATAGGGTGTTTATACAACCTTTCTAGCTCTTTTTCTGATAGTGCAATATCATCCGTCTGCTCTTGAATAACCTTAAACTCTTCGTCCAGGTACCCTATGTTATCATGGTACCCCCTCTTTTTAGTGGCTTTCATAAGACATACCATGTTCTTTATATGCTGTGCGATGTAGTTCATGGACCAGTCTTTGTCGTTGCACCATTTTATAAAAGACCGGTAAAAGCTCATATTGATTGAATCGAAGGTTAGATCTATATTATATTCCTCGATCGAGTTCAGAGATTGGTTGTAGTTCTTTATTGTTCCATGACTGTAGATCTTGCCCTGCGGTGTCAGGATAATACCCGATGCCATATCTTTAATAACCTCCCGGCAGAGATCATAGAAGGTCTTTACCGGCTCCACCTCAATAATAATCTCGACTTTCTTTTTGCGGCCGGTAAGCTCCTCAACCTTGGCGGCCAACTCCGACTTTGTCAGGTAATTACTGGTGTACCTGGCATCGCGGGTGCGAGCCTCAATAAAATCAGCTATCTTGCCAAGTAAGGCGTTTATGGATTTATTGTCAGCGGTAGTCTCCCGATCGAGGTTGTCAACGACGGCCCGTTGAGCTTTCTTATTCCAGAAAGCTGGCATAATGGATACGCCCAGGGAGGTTTTAAACTCCCCATCTGAGACGACTTTTTTAATGAGTATAGGGGTTGGCTTGAGTGAATTTGGGGTGTGCAGCTTAAACATATGGCAAAGATTGTTGGGCCAAATATGGGCCTTTTTTCTGAGACTTTGCACGACTTTGATTGTCGGCGTCAGGCTTTAGTTTTTCACGAAACCCGCGCCGGTAAAGGATTTCGCTCTTAAATGTATGATTTACAATATGTATCAAATAAAGCCATTTTGCCCCAGTCCTGGGCACCATTAAATTACAAGCCGTTGATTATCATATATTGATTTTCAGCGGCTTTTGTTTTTGGGCCTTATGTGGGCCTTACCCATACCACGCAACTACAACCTGAGCGAAATAATCAACCAGTTCTCCACCGCCAAACTTGTTTTCATCGAAATACCATGCGTCCTCTGCCCTACGGAGCCGGCCGCAGTAGAAATTATTAACCATCAGGTGCCAGACATTGCCCCCGGCGCCGGCCACATCGTCGAGGGCGCCGGTGTAATGTGCTCCTTTCAGGATAAATGTGACGGGGATTTTGACCATTTTGCAATGTAAAGACGAATTCCCGACCTTCGCCACATGGCAATAAAGAAAGAGTTCCGATATAAGGCTGTAAAAATACTCATAGATGAGGGGCATCTAAAGGCGTGGAAAGATATCTTTGATACCATTCCCCCGTCTGTCGTTGCCGCTGACCTTGGATTTAATAATCTTCGTATGAAGAAGCTCGTAGCAGATCCCTCCGATTTGCGTGTAAAGGACCTGGTTAAACTCGCTAAATTATTCGACTGCGATGAAGGGGAGCTGTTTGCGTTGGTTAGTAAGGCTGCGAAGCCGGTAAAGAAGAAATGAGGGCCGGGTTGATCGTGATCAAGAACTATGAAGTATTTTAGATTTCTGTTTGCAATTATCAAAAAGAATGTATCTTTGATTCATCAATAACAATAACGGGTTGGCCGCCCGAAAGAAAGCCCGGAACCGCAACCGTAAATGGCGATCAGAAAATGACAACTTCAACTCCAAAGAACTTAGCTTCACTAAAGTATCAAGAAAACGTATTAGAGGTAAAGACGAGCGAAACTGTTAACCAGGTAGCTGAATACTTTTTTAGGGATCTATTCAGTGATGACATTAGGCCCGTTAAGGTGAATTTCCTTTTTGAAGAAGATGGGGCAAAAGTTTATGAGGCTTATAAGGATAGCGGCTCAGTAGATTACCTATACTTAATCATAAAATAAACAAGGGCTTCGGCCCTTTTTAGCTATGAATATTAACATATGGCATATTGCCCCTCAAAGTGATTCTGAGGAACACAATGTAACATCGGAGTACCATGCAGCAGTAGATCACGATGGCAATATTTACGATGAACTGGTATGTGAATGTCGTTGCGAGCCTACTATTGTTGACGAAAATGGAAGCATGATAATTGTACACAATGCCTTTGATGGCCGTAAAAGTTGTTACTTTCAAACTCCACCAAATGGATAAATTTCTTTTAGCTGAAAACCCCATGCGGCCCGAGTCGGGCACCTGGGTTATACATGCAATAGACCCTGTTGCTATCATTCGCTGCACAGAGGTTAAAAAGGCAGCTGATAAGGTCAGTCAGGATTATGTATACATTAATACAAATAACGTTGCTGAACAGTGGACGTTGTCTGTATTCTTTATTGATAAGGATATTGAAGAAAAAGAAATGTACCACCTGCTCGACCGGGCATGGCGTTGGTACCGATCTTATATGAAGTGGGAGGATAATAATATTGATACTTATGAAGAAAACGAAAACTAACCATGGCGGATACCGGCCAGGCGCGGGCCGCCCAAAGACAAAGCCGCCTACTACAACCCTGTCCTGGCGGGTACCTGAATCTATCGCGCCAGCGTTGAAAATAAAAATTGACGCACTGATTAAGAAGGAGGTAGCGAAGATTAAACTTGACGCTGATCAATAAGATTGCAATAGTTTGATTATTGTTTGCAGTATTCAATATTAGTCGTACATTTGATCCAGCAACGGCAATGAAGCCGGAGCGATAAAACGAAAAACGATGAAAGCCGAAATATTAAAACATGAAACCGAAGCGGGCAACTATCTTTTAATACGCGCGACAGACACAGCCGATGCAGAAATTGCAGCACAAGAATTTTTGGACGAACTTCCCGATAACGACACGTATCTATATGAAGCAAAGGAAGCGGTCTTAATTCCAGAAGAAGGCCATTACAAAGTTCGATATAATGTTGTTAATAGATAATCACACCAGGCCGGGCAACCGGCTACGGAATTAACCCGCTAAATCTACACACCATGTTCATCGCTCGCAAATCAAATCACATCAACGAAGACATCGCTCGTAACTGGTCAAGCTGGAATTTTGGCGAGGGTGGCTTCCATGGTACTTATGAAGAGTTGCAGGCAGAATTAGCAACTGTTACAGACAGCAGTTGTGTATTTATCAGCGGGGTTGAGATCTATGCGGATGCGGTGAAAGGCTTCGAGTTCGGCGAATTATACCCTGGTTACTGGGTAGCGATCGATCGCACGAACGCGGCGTTCGGTATATCAGGAATAGAATTGGATGCTGAGGATTTACAGGAAGCGATTGCAGAAGCTACGAACCGCACTGACTACTTCGGTCAAGGCATTTGCTTCGATGCCCGCAAAGCGACCCTGGTGCACTCTGACGATGACATTCATATTTTTGAATTATAAAAACTAAAACTCACCACCATGGAAAATCTAACCTACGACATTCATTTCGACAATAACGATAACTCTAATAGCAACGGCTTCAAGTCGTCTATTCGGGAATGTAAAGATTATATCAGCCAGCACAACGGCACTGATAAAAGCTACTTTGCTGATTACAAAGGCGGTGTCGTTTCGATCATTTGCAATGAGACGGGCGAGACTGTACATTCAGAAGAAGTAAAATAATTAATAACACCCGGAAGGAGCCGGGATAGTATGAACGAATTAATTTCTACATTAAAATACTTTGAGGGTCGTAATAATATATCTGCAAGTGTAATAGTTAATTCTGACGGCTCGTTTGGATTACAAGAATTTTGGTCAGAAGAAAGCTTAGGTAGCTTTGGTTCTATTGAAGAATTATTAAAGTTCCTGACAGATACTCAGTATGCATTAGACGAAAAAGGCATCTGCATTAAACCTTGTCAAATCAAATAACCCCCGCCCGCCGAGGTAACGGCGTGAAAGAAGATGATACCACAAGAACACCAATTCAAATGCAACACCTGTGGAAAGATACTCGACATGCGGGATCTCGGGCAAATGTTGTCGCATGGCAACAACAATGAAACGTTAGGCATATATGAATGCAAAGAGGAAAAAGATATACCATACACCAGTTCAAAGAAGGTTGGCGAACCCGTAGCGTGGACTAAGGATAAAAAACGGATTGATTTAAACTAACCAATAACCCGCACGGAGGCGGTAATGTATGAACGAATCAGAATATTACAATAGTAAAACTGAACTCGATCGCATTCACGGCGATCGTCAGCACGAAATGAGGATGGCAATTCTCACAGAGCAATTCGAATATAATTTGTTCTCGATGTTGAAACCTCGCGTATTCATGGACGGGGATAAGTGGTGTGTGCTGTACGGTGATAATATAACAGAGGGCATAGCCGGATTCGGTGATAGTCCGTTCGATGCCGTGATAGACTTTAATAGTGCGTGGAATAAAAAGATACCTAAGGGAGGCGGGCAAGGATGACAAAAGAAGAATTAAAGAAAAGGCAATTGAAACTTTATAATGATTACCAGCAAAAGCTGAGAGAATTAAATGCCTTATATGCGATTGACAATAATCCGTATACAGTTGGCCAATTATTTCGCGATCATATAGGCGTCATTAAAATAGAAAAGATAGATGTTTCTGCTGATCATCAGGGTATGCCGTGCTGCGTATATGAAGGCCTTGAAATGAAATTAGATGGTACGCCAAAGAAAAGGCATGCTGTTCGGGGTGCATTCCAGTGTAACGAATATAAACAATGAAGCCCCGACACTCGCCGGGGCACCTCCTACCCTGTTATAAAAAAGAGTTTATGAATGAAGTAAAGATAATCGATTATACATTCGCTATCGCGTGGTACCTCAAGGATAAGAACTGTATGGTGTTCGTATTTGAGGTAGATATGCAGCCGGTTGAAATTATTGTTCGGTCGTTGAATTAAGCACCATCTACCTGGGATCACCACCTCGCCTTAGTCCCTCTCACGTCATAATGTAAAAATCCCGGGTAGATCCCGATGCCGCCCTGCTTCATCTTTCTCTCTGCAATCAGCTTCTCAATTATTGCGGCCAATTGTTTAGGGGTTTTACTTTTGCACGTAAGATCACCTGCCATCGCTTTCAAATGATAACTCCCTTTCTTACCTCCTACTTTTGCGTTGTACGCAGGTGTACGGTAACCGCTATTTATGTGAATGGGTTCACCCAGGTAATCGCGTAGTACTTGCAGGTTCTTCGCTAATAGCTCTACGTTAGGGATTAAATCAGCTGGCACAGCCGTACCGTCTTTACATGCGAACTCTGAGAGATCGAAATTCGTTGTTAGTTGCTTGTTCATACTTTTTTAAGTTCAATAGTTACATCATGATTACATATTGAAGTCCCACCGAAGTAGGGCCAAAGCCCATACTTAAATTTCCTCCTATGATAATGCTCAACGAACACCACCCCCAACTGCTTCAGCGTGCCGGCCTCGTACACATCGAAGTAGTAAGAATTAGCTAACACCTGTAGCTTTATTCTGTACTCTTTGCCTATCTCGCAGAAACAGATGTGTTTGATTTCGCGCCGGCCATCAACGTAGCAGTAGGCTGAAAGCTCAATCTCGCCGCGATCTGTCCAGTATCGCCAGCCGAAGCGGGCCGAGTTCTTATGATGATGAGGCAGATAACCGATACCAACGAGCTTGTTAGTGTCGTACTGATCATCGGTGCCGAGATCATACCGGCAACTTTCATCGAACTTCACAGTCCTGGAGAACGCAGTTTTGCGCCACCAGATACCGAGGCGCCAAGGGCGGGAATAGTGTTTACCCGAGGGGATGCGGAAGGTCATAACCCCTGATCAATATTATTCATCAAACCGGTTGACCAGGCGGCAGCCCATATGCACGATATCGCAGCGATCACCACAGCAGCCCAGCGCAGGCCGTCTTTGTTGGGATCGTCAGCGTTGTTGTATGCCTTGACCGACACCCACGCAAACAGCAGTGCAAGCAACACATCAATAACCGCGAATACTGGCCGGCTGTAATTCATGAGCAAGTACTTCGCCCACGCGAAATGAAATATAAGAATACCCACAGTGCAAGCAGTTACAAGGAAAGCCACAGATCCTTTGTCAGATTTTGAATTTGCCATAAAAATGTTTTTGATTAACTTAGTAGTCCAATAGTTAATTTCTCTAAGGCTCGCCTTTGCATCGGTGGGCTTTTTTTATTTCAAAGAGTATTTAAGCAGAATGCTTCCCCTCAACCCCACGTTTGACGCGATCTTTAGTTCTTTTTTCCAACCACATTAACCCTTCCTCCAAATGCGTAATACAACATGCGTTTTCTTTGCATGGAAATTTGGATTGCAGGTATTTCATTCGGTCGATAAGTACATCTAACAACTCCTCGTTAGTAGTCCCATCCGAAATAGTCACAAGTATTGTGTCGTCTTCGGCGGCTGGCTCCTTTTGGATAAATTGAATTGTCTGTCCAGGTTGTTCTTTGTTTTCAAAATTGGCCAATTCGTATTTATGGCCCTGAGTTAATACTTTCATTTGATTTCACCGTTAACCTCTACACGGCAGGTTTTAAATATTTATTTCAATACCGCAGCCGCCCCGCCAACCAGCGCGAGTATAGCAGCGATCTTTGTTTTTAAACGTTCCCTCCTAACTGATTTCTGTGCTTTCGCATAATCAGCGAACAATGCCTTATACGCTTCCAGCAGCTCGTTATGCTGTCGCTTCAATTCATCGTACAGCTTCCTCAGTTCTTCCAGCGCTTTCACATAATCATCCCCCTGGCTATTCATCTTAGCCTCTAGGCTGTCACTGTAACTTTTGTATCGCTCGTATAAGTATGCAAAACTCTGCGCCTGTTCGGCAAGACTATCGCACTTGTGAGCAAACGCGGACGTATCGCCCTTGCGCAGCTCCTTAACCTCTTTAGCCAGCCTAACGGACGCGGCGGCGTACTTATCTGCCTCCTTTTGTGTAGCCTTCTTTTCAGCTCGTAGCGCGGCTATAGCACTATCCTTTGACCGGCCAGCGGTTTCAAGGCTGTCAGCCCTGCGAATGATAGAATCTTCACGGCGTTGAAATGCTTTGTTGTCCGCAACGACTTTGTTATAGTCGGCAGTGTGGCTGTCGGTTGGTTTTGGTTCGTGGAGTAAGAAGTACAGCAGAACTGCAGCTACGACAATAAGGCCGCCGACGATCCAATACATTTTGTTCATGGTATAGGGAATCCCCGACTTACGGGCCGGGGATCTTTTAATTACGCGTTTGGGTCGGTCGTCTCGTCGGGCACCGGGTTTTCTACATTGCCACCAATGCCTTCCAGCTTTGTTGCAGCCGCTTCTAGCTTGGCCAGCACCTCAGATTCCAGTTCTGCGGGTAATCCAGCGCCTGCAATCTGGTCTTTCAGGGCTTGCAGCTCTTGTGCGGTCTTTGTTGTAGCCGCGTCGATACGGGAAAGCGCACTCTCGAATTGTTCAATAGTTGCCATAATTGTTTCAATTTTTGAATTAATAGATTTGATTTCGGTAAACAGTTTTTCGTCACCATGCTGGTGATGGTGTACGTGGATGTGTATTTCCATAATTATTCTTTTATTGGTGGATTATTCACATCAGTTATTTTGTCCTGCTCGTTTGGCGGCAGGTTCGATACATAGTTGTCTTCCGTATCCACCAGCATCATACCAATGAACTTTATAACAGCGGTAAGGCCGGTATTCACAATGAGGTTTATTTTTAACGCTAATGCTTCATCAGCAAAACCCCAACTTTGAATGATAACAGTAGCAGCCGGGATCAGCATTAATAACATGCCTCTTTCTAAGTTTCTCCACCACCTTGGCGATGGTCTAGTTGCGCCCTGTGAACTGATTATAGTTGGCATATTATGGGGTTTTAGTTTTTCGATCTTTCAAAAATCTGTAAACATTATAACCACCGGTTGTTAACCCTGCGAATATTGCAGCTATTGCCGCAAGATCACTGAGCGCAAAACGGGCTATAAAAAATAATACGGTTGTAACAATTGTCATATATACATTGCCGATGCCAGTGTCGTGCATGTGTGTATGTTTCATATTGCCCTCGTTTTAAAAACTACAAATCGGGCAGGGTTTAATAATTGTCATAGGGTAAGGTATAATGATTAACGCGTTGGCGCCATTTCCTCATAGGTTGCCTTCTCATTCCCCATCTTTATTTCATCAAAGTATAGCACGCGCTTAGTGCTCTTTGTTTTCGCGGTGCCGTTCCAGGTACTTTTATAAATACCGAGCTTCCAGCTAGGATTTTTTATGTCGCCGGTCATCCTGTACATGTTAGCGCCCTTATGAGTGAAAATTAATTTGCCGTTCCTCCATATCTCTACCAGACCGGTGGACCCTGACGAGTGTTTAACATGAATTACATACGCCTGCCAGGTGTCTTTAACAATAGTTCCTAATGATTTCCACACGCCCAGTATCCTGATGTACAAAATATCATTGCGAGTGCGTAGACACAAGGCCGGTGTTTTACCGCCGCCTTGGTGCCACTGGCTTATAACTTCATCCGCATCATCTTTTGCATAGCCGTCGCGTGGGAAGTATATTGCGAATGAATACCAGCGGGTGAGGTTGGTTGCTTCAGGGAAAACAATCTCTGACCTGGTGCCACTTTGCACCTCAGGGTCGGTGTCGCGGAGTTCGAACCGGGCGGACTGGGTACCGCTATAATATTTATCTTTCGCTAACGTTATGCCGTATGTGGTCGCCGTTTGCTTTTTTGCGTATTTTGCAAATAGCGCGGTGCCGTCGAACGACTCACTGTAAAGAATATTCTTGCTCATTAATTTTTTGTTGTGGCTTTCGCCGGTTTGGAATGCATAGGATTAAAAGGAACTGTTAGGGCACATCTCCCTAAAGCTGGCGTTCTCGTTTCCCATCTTAATATCATCGTACAATATCACTCGCCTGTCGGTAGCCGTTGTTCCAGTACCGCTCCCGTTCCAAGCGGACTTATAAATACCGAGTTTCCAGTTCGGGTTAGAGTACTCGCCGCCGGTGGCGTACATGTTCTGGCCAGCTCGGTCAAGTATTTGATTTCGATCCCTCCAAATTTCTATAAGGCCGTTAGCGTCTGATGCGTGCTTGATATGCATCGTATAGGGAACCCATTTATCCTTTGGAACGGGGTCAAGGTTTAACCAGATGTTACCCATAATACGCAGGTATAGCGTATCGTTACGTATTCGAAAGCACAATGCAGGTGTTGCGCTACCCCCTTGGTGCCACTGCATTATCACATCATCGCTAGGGTCAGATGCCCAGTCCAGCCCAGGGAAGAACACTGCAAAGGAATACCAGCGATTTAAGTTAGCTGCGGCGGGGAATGTGATTTCTGCTCTTGTTCCACTCTGCACTTCAGCGTCGGTTTCTCTCAGCTCAAACTTCGCGGACTGGCTACCGTTAAACTGCTGCCATTTGGTGGGCGTTATTCCATACGTCGTTGATGTTTGCTTGACAACATAATGAGTAAAGATCGTAGCGCTGTCGGCTGTTTCGTGATAGAGAATACGACCCCCAATCATGTTTTGACTGAATGTTGTGAAAGGAATGAATAACAATAAAGTGAAAAATAAACGCATGTTTTTGTTTTGCCCCCTGAGTGAAAAAATGGTTTTAATTTAGGAATTGGTTAATTTATTTTATACCAGCTAGTACCATCACTTTTAAGTAATGCACTCTGAAAGGATGCGGTAACATTATAATCAGTGCTCGACGCCGTGCCGTCCATGTAAATCAATGCCGTTCCTGATGTTGTGGTTATGTCTAAGGAAGAACCGCCATTTATCGTATTCCACTTTATCCAAATCTCCCGCCCCGTTGCAGCACTTGGATCGGGTATAGTAATTACTCTAGCACCAGTAATGTTACTATGATATCTTATTGCTGATTCAGTAGATAAGACTGTATGATCTGCGTCGTTGACAACGGTCAGACCGCCTATCGTTGATGAAGTCGGTACTACATTGCCGTCACTTGTTACACCCAAGAAGTAAGCAACAGTGCCCGTATGTGTGCCATCCCCGTATCCAACCGGTAACTGCATTTGCCCGGTGGACTTAATGGAAAATCTTTTTGCAAACGTTCCTGTATTATAGCTCCACAGCTCATAATTTGCAGAAGCAGAGCCACCGGTTGCGCTTGCCCAAATTGATTTATGTTGTACAGCGGTTATATTATTGCCTGCATCGTCTTCTAAATCCATGCTCCATGTATTCCCCATACCAGCCGCTGGCGTTGCGCTAGATTGGCGTATTGTTCTGACCGTTACAACCTCTGTGTTAGTACTCGAAGGATTTACAATGCCTCTGAAAAGCGTTCCGTTAGTAGATGTTGCGTTTACAGCGTGACCGCTATTTGACGAAAACGACCCGCCTGTACCAGTACCTGAGTTTGCTGTTGAAATAGCGTTACCGGTGCCGGTAGTTACCGCACTAATGGCATCGCCGTTACCTGTATTGTTCACGTTAAACGCTGCCGCTATTGATTGCGTTCCTGTCATCGTGAGCGTGTTGCCAGCACCAGTGATGGTAGTAGCGGATGGAAGTGAACCGCTACCGCCATATACTCCGTTGCCGTCGCTACCGCCGCCATTAATTTTAGCATACTCGTACTCATTAGTTGCTCTATTCCATACTAGAGCGCTATCTGAGTCAGCGGCTATATCATGTTGCGATACCGTGATCTTTCCTAATATCTGCAACTTAGCACCGCTGCCGTTATCGGTAATAGTTCCGACAGTAAACGATCCCGCTGTTGTTGTTGCTGCTATTGCCGTTCCTGCGTAGTTGGCTAATGTCAATCTTGATGCTCGTACCTCCAATGGCTGGGATGCAGATCGTGCAGCATTCATCATGTACATATAATTGACCCCGGAAAAATTATAAAATTCTAACTGATGATCTGTATTTAATCTGAGTGTAAGCGCTTGGTTACCCTCTGTAGCCGTTATGCGAGCCTTACCAACGGCATCAAGTACGTAACCGGTTCCCGGTATTGTTTGAATACCGAGCGATGTGTTTAGTCGAGCATAATTAAACGAAGTGGTTGACCTGTTTAGCAAAAATCCTGTAGCGCCTGGTTCAGTGCGTGAATCGGCGTATAACTTAATTGAAAAGCTATTTGCATCAGTTTCTATCTTCCAATCTTTCTGATTCGTTGTGCCATTAGTTTTGCTGAACCAGATAGCCGGCGTACCGGTGCTGGTTAGATTCAAAGGGAGTGAGCTATTGACATATGTATTATCATCGCTAATATGCGAAATTCCAAGGCCTGTAGGGCCAACGAATTTAGGAAGGTAACCTGTAGCGCCAGCCGCCTGAATAGGCACAAGAGCGCCGTATAATTTATTGCTGCTTACAATCTTTTCAAAAACCTTTTGATGCCCAAATGTATTAGGATGAATATTGTCTGTATACAGAGTTCCTGCAATATTCGTGGGGGTCCACACATCAATTATACTGTCAGCGCTAAACGTATTGTATAGGTATGTATACTGCCCAGAAAGATCAACGGATGTTTCGTAGATTGGCGTAAGGTGATATACAGGAATACCAGCATCATGCAGTGCCTTTACAATACGCTCGTAACTTTCGTGACTAGTTGCTTCACTAACAGAATATCGAATATCGTTAGAGGGAATTTGTAATAAAACTTGTTTAGGATTTAGGGCTAAAAGCTCGGGTATACGAGTTATTAATTCAGTAGTCGCATCACTACCGCCAGCCACATTAACTACTGTCTTATATCTACCAGCCAAAAGACTGGCCCAGCTTTCGCCGAACGACCCCGCTGAGTACCCCGCCCCTTTCGAATCAGTCATAACTAACACGTTTGCATTCTTTATTTCAGCAGATTCTACAGCTAATGAATCAAACGAAAAATTACCGCCGAACGAAAAAACAGCAAACTGACCCGTGTTATGCATTACCGCGCCGGTTTGAAACTCATATATATACCTTGCCGTTATTGTCGCACTGTTAGTTGTAATGTTACGAGCAGCAACAATTAAATTATTATCATACTGTTCAACTGTAAGATTTATTTCGTCGCCAGCTGAAAAAGAGATACCTGTTGTAGATGTCGCCAATACTACCGAGTCAACGCCTGAATAGATCATCAATTTACCTCCCGTTGCCGTATTGCTTGCATCAAAGTGCCCAACCGCATTGTATCGTTGATCATTATTTGTACTTCGTATTCCAAGACCAAAGCCGTATGTAGTAGCGCCGGGTGTACTAAGTGCGCGAAAGTTTGCGCTCATCTTCCACTTTTGCAGATTCGTGGTGTCGTGGTTGCCTACATTTAAATTAAGGGCGTGCGAAAAATTGCCAATTCCCCCGCTACCTTGTATTGAGTCGCCCGATAGTACCCAATTACTCGTCCCTACTTCAATGAAGTCATTCAGGTTCGCCCATGTGTCTTTGTTATAAATTTGGCCTATAAACTTTTCTCCAACACTAACTACATGCTCCGCTCCGTCATTGTACAATAACGTATCGCGCCGTTGGGTTACAGTTGTAGCGCCCCCTGCGCCCGCTATCGCATCGGCAAGGTCGCTCGGTGTTACTAATTCACTCGTATCAGCCTGTACTGTTATCGAGTTCGCATTCGTTGTGCTGTCGCCGTTGAGGCCGTAGCCGAATACTAATGTCTTGATGCTGCCGTTCGGTGTCGTGACGAGACGAAGGCCGGAGCCGACGTTGTTGAGGGTGGAGACGCCAGGGATGCCTGTACTATCCTTAAATACAAATGTTTCTAAGCCGTTCCTATAAACGAAAACTGAATCGTTGCGCCTTGCCAACGTCTCCACATATCGGCCATCTAGATCAACAAATAAGGAAGTTAATCCATGTCGCTGTGTTTCCAGTATGCCCGTAGCTGTATTGAATGTGTGAGATGTAGGAAAGTTATTATTGTCAATGAATGAAAATGCTTCAACAGTATTAACCTTGGTAAATACCGAGTCGGCTCCATCGTGCTTGTAAACACTAACACTGTCAACGCTACCGAGCGCTGAAAGGTCAATATTGAAAGTGTCAAGGCCCGAAACAACTGTTAGGTAAGGTTGATCATAATAAGCAGTATCAATACCAGAACCATTGTCGCCAACCTGTAACCATTGGGAGCCGGTCCAGACGAGCAGGTGTGTCGAATCGGCCGGGTTATACTTCAAGCCGCCTGGCCGATACGGCACATGTGGAGAGGTAGAGCGCGGTACCATCAACACGCTGTCAAAGGCCATGCGTTTATATTTAAACCCGTAGCCGTTTATTTGCGAATACTTAGCGCTGTCGAGCTGGGCCGAAGCAGTGAATGTTATGAAAAGAGCCGCCACCATCATAAAGGCTGCCAGGTATTTATCCCGGAAAGCCTTTAATGGTTTTGGCTCTTGCGGAGCCTTATGTTTCATGCAATAAAATTATATTATTTTTCACTTGTTTTTGAAAGTTTTAAAACCTCCGTAAATAAACCACACCGAAGTTTTTTACCCGGTTTTCGTATCCATTATTCAAAGTAATCTCTTCGTCAGGATGGGGCTGAAGGGGATTGCCAGGGCCGAACCACCCCGGATTCTGACCACTTCCTAAATAACCATCCCCTTTATTTAATGCAAAGGAAATTGCACCAACCATCCCGGCCTGAGTTCCACCCGGGTAGTCATGAGGTCTATTCGCAGCGTCACCGCTGTATGTATTGAAATTCGCTAATCCTCTTTCACTCCATCCCTGCGTGTTGGGCATTCTAAACTTTTTTAACGTTGAATGGAGAACAAAGAGTCCCGCAAAATCGACAGGGTGAGTATACCCGGGATCAATCACGGTGTCGTCTACATAAAAACTACCTGGTGCAAGTTTGTTCTTTAACCACCACCAGATGCGCGGCCACTCATCGCCATCATACAATCCCCCATCTTCAGGTTTACATGAAGGGTGATCCTTCCAGGTTGCCGAGGCGTGTTCGCCTACTTGCAATGTAAATGGATGGACTAACTCACCTTCCCAGAATGTCCCAGTTTTTGTAATACGCAAATACTCGCCCTTACCAACCCACATTTCAGGATAGTTCTCCCCGTTGTACTTTATCGTTTCGCTGCCACTAGGCAACACGCGTGTTTGATTTTGATTGCCTCCATTATTTGTGAAATGATAAAAGGCGCCATCGGGAACGCTGCCGACTGGCTCAAGAGTCACAACGAGTACATTGCTGGCTGCTGACTCAGTGCGTATTCTTTTATTTCTATATGTAGTATTTAAAGTAGTGTTAGTGTCAATTAGAACTGTGCCGTTATACAGCCCGCCCCCAGATGATCCGCTACCGGATGAACCTGTGTAAGATATCTCAACAGAAACTACTTCGCCGAAACTGAACTGCTTACCACCAAGTAATTTTATACCGCCGCCAGCGACTACTTCCCATTCAGGTACTGCTTCTGTCTCAGGTTTCAAATACCTGAATCCTTCTTTGAATACCCCTGATATTGTTTTGCCATCCAGGTAAGGGTCAGTTAACGTATCCTGATCGGCGGGCGGGTCGTTCGGGCCGAGACCACCAACGGTGTAAAACCGGCGCTCAGAAAGAATGACATTATTTTTGAGGTCGTATTGAAACGACGACAATAATAAATCAAGCGATACGCCGTCGCCGCTCTCGTAGAAATCCACGTAATAAATTACGGGATCTATATCACCAGCTGCCGGCAGAACAACATTCTGCGTTGTCGGATGCGGCGCATCATAAACCTCCTGCGCCTCTATAACTAATGGTGTCGTAGTCTTACGCGCAATGACAATAAGATCATTAGTTATATTTACTGTCGCAATGCTTAATCTTATCTGTGCCATATCATTCTGTACTTACGATTGGTATTAAATTACTTGCTGCATTTTCACTGAGATCCCCGTACACTGTACCAGGTATTTGATAAACCACGAACAGCTTCTTATTCGGATTAACATCAACGCCTACGATTTTGCTTGCGCGGTTAATGCCTTCTTGTATTTTCAATGCCCAATGCTTAAGAGGATATTGTTTATGTATTTCCCGATCCTCTAATTTGCCATCATCCAGCACGGCGAAGCTCTTCCCGTCTAGCAACACGTTATCACATGACCATATCCAGTTCATTCTTTTTACTACCCATGCGGGTATGCCTGACCGATGCCCGGCAACAACCGTGAAGCTGTCGAAAGGCCGCACCTTTAATGTGGAAGGATTTAGTTTTTGGTCACGGTATGATGTGCGTTCGCTGCCTGGCTCGTACTCTTCGATAACCGCCTCGCAACGGAACCCGAACACGATACCGGTTTCGAATATTACATCACCATGGTATTTTGAATTACTGTATTGATAGAGGATTGTGTTAGGCCACTTCTCTGCAACCTCGATGGGCTCACTGATCATGAACTTACTACCGAGGCCAAGGTTTAGTTTTAGCCAAATTGTACCCTCACTAAAGGCCGCTAGGCTAAGGGTGATCTCATATACGTAATAGCCCGGTAGATATTTATTAGCCCGTACTTGCGTAGCTGCCTGAGTTAATAACACCGTCTGCTCACAGTCGATCACCTGCATTTGAATAGATGCAAAGTTTGCCTCGAATTGTAGGTATATTGTGTCACTTGTTTGATACTGTTGTTTAAAGTCTACATCTGTTTCATATGGTTGCAGTTGCTCCTTAAACCAATAGTCATCAAAATGTTTAGTGTTGTATTGAGGCAACTCTACCGGGTCGAGTTCAACGAACCTTACCGGGTTCAAAAATGGTAAGTTTATTAAGTTAGCCATCGATTGAAATTAATGGGGTGAAGTCTTGGGTTGGTGCGGCAAGTAATTTGAACGTCTGAGCGCCATTGTCGCCAGGTTGTACTGATATTTTGTCCGGAATGCCGACGAATGAGAATCCCGCCCATGTACCCGCAAATGCCTTTAAAGGGTTTGCTCTTAATAATTCCAGCGTATCAATGGGGACTTTAGTTTCAAATTCCAGGTAGTTACAACTGAATAACGCAGGGCTTAGCGACGCGACTTGTACATCCGCATTCTCTGTTATGCCACCAGCAACTACATCGTCGTTTTTATCAGCAGTTTGGAATGTCAGATACCGGCTTTCCAATTTGTAAAACAGGGACCGTATATAGTCACCATTGCGCCTGAGCGCACGCGCGGGCGTTAGGTAAAGATTGAATACAGTAGCAGGCGATAACAACCCTGCGGCACCAGCGTTCAATGACCGGTCAAGGTGATACAGGCCGTCGCCTTGCGGTGCATCCTCAATATGAATCATGAACACATCATTGTCACTATCATTGTCGGTGGTAGTTTTGCCGTCAAGGTTTAACCGTGTGAACTCAATGCCGTAGCAATCTGCCCGGTATACGCTAACGAGGTTTAGCTCTTTCGCTACCCTGGTGATAGGCGCCGAATATTCAGAGGTTGTATTGAACTCCTGCTTACCATTTACATCGTCGTAGTCCTGATTGGGGGTGCCTACCTTAATGTTATTAATAAGCAAATCATTTGCAGGCGATACTTTCATTTTGCTTACTTCTCCAAGGTCTATAACGTCCGTATACTGAACCCAAAATGATTTTGGTTCAAGCCTTAATGTACTACCCAGCATACCCATGCCTAATCCAAAATGGCTATTGAATGACGTGAAGAAATCTCGTAGACTGGTTTTAATAACGGCATCATCTATCCCACGTATAGCATCGCCGCACGTCACGACAACATCGTTAATTTGATTTGCCAGGTAGTCTGATTGAGCCGTATATGTGCCGCCTGATATTTTAGATATTAATTGCTGGAAAACGTAAAGAGGGCGAAGGGCTTTTATAATACTTCCCCTGTATATGCTTTGGAATAAAAGGCTAAATTCTGTTTCTAGGTAGTTAGCAATAAAAAATGGGTTGTTCTGTGTGGCGTTAACTAAAAAGAATTTTTCCCCCTCAAATGCGTCAAATAAGTAATCAAAATCGAAGGTATATGTCTGATCTTGAGTCACAAATTCGTCATCAATAATAGTTAGCACACGACCTGTGCTCGTTATTAATCTCAAGTAATAATGAGCGGCTGAGCCAGTACATTTGAATTTAATCTGGCCCTTTAATCTCATTCCGGCTATGTCTTGGGTAACCGCAAAAAGGTATTCGTCCGAAGTTGCAAAGTCTGGATACCCTAAGTGTCCAAAAACAGTAAATGATGCAACGCCACTTGCGTTGCCTTCCTTGTTTATGAATGATGCAAATAATAAATGGGCGAACGGTAAACCAACCTCTGGTATTATAAAGTTGTGCTTTTCACTAAGCTGCACACCATCCATGTACAAATCAATTGCGTCTATCACATTAACCGGTATCTCATACTTAGTATTCTCGTAAGCCTTGATGAACTTAACAATGCCACCCTCCATTATATTAACCGTCACCTTAACGCCATCATGTTTGAAGTTCGCAAGGTCAATCTCCCCTCTATATAATAGCTTATAATAATACCCGTAATGAGTTGCATCGAAGTATAACTGCTGCTCGCAGATGGACATATAAACCTTAGCCTCTATGCCGTAGTTGTAGTAAATATATTTAAGTATTTGGCCACCATCTTTCACGTACTCTAACGGCACCGTGAAGCTGCGATCTACCGCGAAGTATGTCCCGTTGCGCTGGTTCTGAATCTGTATTTTCTTCCACCCGTCCGGCGTAAATTCCAAAGGTCTTAATGAGCTTGAAAGCAAAACCGTATCACCATATTGGTAATAGCTGTTGTTGTTTTCGTCGAATAAGAAATATATAAAGTCTTTTCCCTGCATTAGAATCTGGTTTGATCTTCAGCGTACGTAACCCAATTCGCACCGTACTGCCACATTGCCGTTAACCCGCCTTGATCAGCGCTCATGTTCAGGGTGGGCTTATTGCGAACGACCTTTGTTAACGTATCTATCTTTCTGCCTACTTCCTTTATATCCCCTTGATCATTCTGCACAAGACGCCCGTGTCTATTTACCGCCAACCCGCTTTCCAACGCTGCACGAGCATCAGGTAATACGATAGAGTGCCGAGGCACGTTCATAACTGTGGGCACAGCTGGCGTTTGCATAACCTTGCCTTGAGGAGTTATCACCAATTCTTTTTTGCCACCGTCACCTACCCACGACAACCCACCTGGCGCATCGGTTGTGCCTTCAGCGAATTTTGGTAAAGGTGCAGCTATAGCGCGGGCAAGCTGAAGTGCGCCTAAGGCACCTACTGCAGCAGCGAGTGCTATATTGGCTGGGGTAAATGGCCGCGAACCTAGCGCTGAAACAACCGCAACAGCTGTATCCGAAATGATTCGCGCGACATTGGCGGCTTTTTCAAATCGAGCTCGTTCTAATTGAATCTGACGTTGCCTTCTTTCTAAAACCTCTCTTTGCGCTTGTGCTCTAGCTTCAATTTTAGCGATTGCTATCTCTCGCTCTTGTTTATTCAAAATAGTCTGCTCAGCTATGCTTATTTCTTTTTCCTTCGCATTTTCCAATTCTTCCATTCTCGCCTGCACACGTGCAGATTCATTGTCGAATTGAGCTGTAAACAAGGATACAACTGTTTCGAAAGCCTCAGTAGCCAGTTGTTTTTTTACTTCATTTAGCTTTGTTATTGCATCGATTTCTTTCTTATTATACTCTTCAGTTAGTGCAAGACCTTTTTCTTTCAATTCCTTTTCCGCCTCAAATCTGGCAGCGGTGCCTTCTTTTGTAGTAAGCACTTTCGCAGTTGCATTATTGACTTCTTCCTTAAGCGACTGAATCCGTGCGCTCCTTTCTACTTCGTCACGTTGTTTGTTGAATTGTTCCAGGGTAATCTGACCGCTAATGAGTTGCTTAATCAACTCTGTATTTGCACCGGCCGCATCGCCGGCAATCTTATCTTGCCGGGCCTGCTGACCCTTAGCTATAATGTCGTTTACCTTATCTGTGTTATCCTGATAAATTGCTTGCTGCTGAAGGCCGTAGTCAACTGTGAGGGCATTAATATCTGACAGGAATTTCCTCTCAATCGCGGTGCGCTCCTCAGCCGTTAGTGTATCGTTCTTAATATCAAAGTCATGCTGGGCAATCAATATCTGCCGACGTTTCTCGTAACCAGCATACAGGGCATCTGTTCTGTCATTAAATGATTTTGCCTCATTGTTGGAAATTAGGTCAGCCGCTTTTATCTGGTCCTCGATCTCAGTTTTTACAATATCAAAACGAGCCTTGCGTTCACGTTCAGCATATGACCGGTTGAGATCTTCGATAGTTTTGTTTGATTCACGGCGAGCCTGGGTGAGCGCGGCGGCTCGACTTGCTTCGATCACTTTAATCTGAGATGGAGTTAAGCCAGGCGTTAATCGCTGGCTATCGGCCCCTGCATTAATTAGTTGTTGCTGTATGCGAGCTGATTCTTTTAGCGCATCAACACGTTCTTTCTGCGTCTTGCGCTCGTCTGCTGCTATTGATTGTTGTAATTGTTGTCTTGTTTGTAGTTGTTGTTTTGTTGCCTCGATTTCTTCCTGTTGGGCCTTTATGGATTCTTCGGTTGTCGCCTTCTTGTTATCTAACCGGTCAATTTCAATCTGAGAATCCAGTTGGAAATCTCGTTCACGGGCGGCTCTGAATTTTTGAACGAAGGATTCTACAGCCCGCAGACTTTTTTCTTCCTCCTCGGAAAGTTTCTCCCCGGCGCGCTGCCGGTTTGTAAAGTCCTGAAATTGTTTGAAAGCATCCTGATATGCGGCGCCGTTATCAGCAAGGAAACGCCTGATAGCTGCACTTTCTTCTTTAAGTGACTTCCTGCGTGCTTCTCTTATCTTCGCTTCACTTGCAAACTGGCTTTCCAATTCAGCCACCGTTTCGTCGCCTACTCGTTTTATAGCGTCTACCTCCTCATTGAGCAGCGCCTCAAAGCCAGCAAACTCTTCGTTCAGTGCTTCAAAGTTTCTTTTTGCTTTAGCCGTTGCTGAGGCAAAGGAGGAAAGCGATATCAGTAAAAGAGCTAACAGACCGACAACGGCAAGTAGAGGCCCCCCGGCCAATGACATAGCAGCATTCAGCGCTTTCTGTGCTGCAATCGCCGCATACTTAACAACAATATTTTTACTTTGTGCAGCTGTTTCCAGGTTGGTTTGTAACAACGTTACCTTTTGCAGGCCGATGTTTAAGAGCTGTCTCGCTGCGCTCTCTTTTTGTAATGCATTTTGAATGGCCTGTAATCCCTGCAACACCGCCATTACAGATTGCAGCTTCACAAATGTTTTCTGTAGTTCTTCATTCTCATCACCGAACAGGGCCGCAGAGCCTTGCGCTACAGCATAGATCCCGGCCAGCCCTTGCGCTGCAGCAATTAATCCATCAAACACATGGGTGTCACTCGCTTGCGCTTTTATAGTCGCCTTCATATCGCCCACGGTATCGGTAAGCTCAGCGGTCTTTTTTGTAAGCTCCTTTATTACAGCGCTATCCTCGCCGTATACCTGTGACAGTAACAGTATAGCCTGTTGATTATTTCTTATTTCGCCTGTTGCGTTGGCAAAGCCTTTACTTTGTGCGTCAACGAGCGATTGAAGTAAACCCTGCTCCTTTTGCAATGATTCCATGACAGCAACATTCTGCTGCCCTGACTTAGTATTATCGTCAATACGTTTACTTACATCTTGCAGTGCGCCTTTCAATGTATCAAGTGCACCGCTATAGTTCCCCACATTTTTATTAAACCGACCGACGTTAGCATCAGCCGCCTTTAGTCGTGTGTCTAATTCGAGAGCGCGGGCGCTGGCCTCTTTTGCCTGCTTGCTGCCGGCGCCAAATTGCGCGGCCAGATCTTTAGCAGATTTCGCGGCCTCGTTGTATTCTTTTGTTAATTTATCATATGCACCTGATAACCCTAGCGCCTCTTTGGCTTGCTCCTTTAATGCCTTGTTCTGTTCTTGTTGTTGAACCCTAACCTCCGCAATCTTCTTCGCCTCATCAGTATACAATGCCTGTAGTTTCGCGTTAGCCTTTGCCAATTCGTCAACCTGTTTCGTCAATGCCTTTTCATTAACAGTCATCTCCTGTGTAGCCTTATTGACCTCCTTGAATGTACTAGCATTGCCCACCGCCTTATTCAACTCTACAGCCTTTGCTATCAACTTTTCAAAGCTGGCAGTATTCGAATCAACAATGGGCTTCAGCTGCTCAAATTGTTTGAGCGCTTCCGGTGATATCAGTAATTCTATTTTCTCACTGTTTGGCATGCAGCATCTTTAAGTGTTCAATCTTTTGATTGTATTTCTTTTCGAGCATCACGTACTTGCTCACAGTTAATTCATCTATGTTATACGTGGCGCCCTGCATTTCTTCGAAGTATATAACAGCGTGTTCGAAGTCGTCACGCTTTGGCTTCTCGTTTCCCGACTCTGCAATTTGCTTTTCGAGTTGCTTAATCAGTTGTTGCAGTTGAACGTATTTCGTTTTGCTTTTCTGAACTACAGCGTTCAGTTCCACTATGTAATCAATAGGCTCGTGCGATGTAGGCCGGAATGAGTAACCGAGCCTGCGAACACTATCGGCTATTGATTCGCTGTAGCGTTCCAAAAGAAACTGAACGCATACATCAAGTATGTACAGATGATTATTGAGCTTCTGAATATCCCGACTTAACAATACCTGTTCATTGCTGTCAATGCCGTTGTCTTTTAATTCGTAGTACTCAGATAGAATCAGCAGCCAGGCTTGCGATAATTGATCGATGGTAGCCTTACCATCGATCAGTAATGAGTTTAAATTATCGTCACACAGTGCGTCTAGGAACGCAGGCATTGGTAGCTTACTGCACGAACGATATATATTTGATGGGGGTAATACCTGCTGCGCGGGCGGTGTCTGCGGACATGTAGGAGACCCCGCCGTCTGGGGTGTTATAAAGGACAAATATTTTTTGATCTTTGATAGCATGTTCTTTTGCTTCATTTGACTTTTTATCAATAAGCTCTTGATGCTCTCGTTCATCAGGTAAACAGCCTAAACACATCTATCCGAATTTTAATCCTAACCTTTTTGTAATTCGTGTTTGAATAGCCGGCAACAAATAAATTGGTATATACTCCTCACGTCTGCTTTCTTTTGTAAGGCCGAATATTTTCTTACCGTATTTCTTTTCCAGGCTTGCTGCTTTCGCATCGGCCGATCCCATCTCGTATGAGTTATTGCCCACATCAACGAACATATCAGACCAGAACGAACCGGTATCATTTAGTGTCACCCACCTGCTTTCCTGGCCCTTTTCGTCTTTAAGCATGATGGTTAGGTCAGAATAGGTCGGTGTTATCTCGGTGCCGTCTGCACGAACGCCTAATGACATTTGGCCCTGGTTCAGTACGATCATATCACCAGAGGTTTCAATGACTGCCTGCTGAACTTCTTCGTGAATATCGAAGCCCTTAAGTCGTCTCTGTAGATCGTGAAGTGTGATAGCTTATAATTTTAAAAGCCTCCAATAACAATTGCCGTCTCAACTCGTCCGGCCGGTCCTTAAACACCCTCTGCTGTATGCCGTGCTCGACAAACTCAGATTCAGTAAACCGGCCCCAGTATTCTATGCTGAAGCCGGTATTATCGAATATGATCGTCATTAGCTTGATGCTGATTCAACAACCAAGGCAACACCGTCTTTATCTTCAAAACCCTCCATAAGGATGGGAGCGGCTTTCAAGACTGATGGGATTGCCAACTTGATCAGCATAGAGGCGCCGTCGAACTCCTGTGCATAATGCGTGGGGTTGACTGTTACGTCAAAGCCCTCGTCGGCTGCGTTGTCCGCTACGCCTGATACAGAAGAAGCCGACAGGTCAGACTTAAAGGCCCTCCATGCGGTTGTTTGCAGCAGGTTAGTCTTGTACGTTTCATACAGATTCACGTCGCTGATCTTACTACGAACCTGAACGGTAGCAATGTTAGCAGACTGGTCGATTATCCTCAGTTCGATATCCTGCAACCCTACCAGGTCCAGCAGGTTGAAATCAACTTTTAAGAACCCGAGGTTACCGCCGTTGAGATAAACCGGATCAATGATGAACCGAAGATTAAACAGTGCAGATTCAGCACCGGTATTTGGCCTCCATGGCAACACCCGGAACTGATCAACGGGTATACCTTTCAGATATACACCTGACTTGTAGCCTACTAAAACACTGTTCTTGTCGAAGAAAAGGAAGTGCTTATTTGCGCCGCCATTCTTTGCAAGCTCCTGGTGCAACTGTACGCCGCCGTTTAAATAACGGAAGGTCCAGTCGTAAAAACCATCTTTCACGTAGATCTTATCCCCGTAATCAGTGGTATTGATGGTGATATCCTCTGTGTTGTCGGTGATGTTGGTCAGCTTAGGGTAAGGGAATACCCGTGTGCCAATAGCTGCGTGAATCTTTGTTTCAAAGAATGCCAGCAACCCGGCTACATCCGATTGAGCGATCTGGAAATTTGGCGGCACCTGGATGGCGCCGATCAGTTTATCCAAATCAATGAAGCACTCACCAACCCCTGTGTTACCGTAGTTGGTCGCGCAAAGTGGTTTATTTAAAGTGGCCATTGTTATGAATTAATTAGTTAACATTTGTTTTTGATGTTCAGCTTAATATCTCGTAGTTCTATTGCATCAATATGGTCATTGAATATGTTCTTATCGTTGATCTGACTACCGTAGTAGTACATATCGGTTTCTTTATAAGTCAACTCATCCTCATAAGTGAACCGAGCATGACGATCAATTTGGTTTATCAGCTCCTTCTTAATCGGATGCAGGATGGGCTTGAAGTTTATCTCCGTCCTTTGCACTGAGGTGTACTCAGGTAAAGTGAAATTTGCTATCAGCATCCTGAGACTTGTTGATCCATAGAAACCTAACAACGATTTATCAATGGTTATATCTGTAAAGAGAATTATCAGCGGGAACTTCTTATGTGATTCTGTAGGGCTGTTGGTAAGCTCCTGTAATCTGTTTGCGATCTCTTTCGGATGACCATACATGTAGTATACCGGAGTGGTACCAAAGTTTGCAGCAGTCAACGCCGTGTTGACCTTGGCTACGACGGCCTCCATTTCCTCTACTATGTATACGGTTTCATCCATTGTCAGATATTAAACTCATTGATCGGTCTAAATTTTCGGAGCATGCAATGAACATCCTGGTCTGCCCACTCAGTGTAATCATCCTTCTTTGCATTCAGATAATCCACCAGTTCACAAATCCATGTTGACATTTCATTCCATGCTCTGACCATTTTGATCGCAGCGCTTGCGACTGTCGCATTTTCGTTAGCCGGTTTATTCTCGCCAGTTGTTGCAGTTTGCGTGTGATTGTTACGTTGCCACCAGTAATAGATGTAATTAGCTATTGGGCTAGTGTCAAAAGAAACATCACCAGAAACGGCATCTACAAGGCCGCGCCAGAACTTGGTTTTGCCATTTGAAGCGTATTCAACACCTTCAACCAGGTCAACCCATTTCTGATCTGTAGACGGCCATGCGGTGGTAAACGCCTTGTATAAAGAGTAACCAAATACGTCACGTAGAAACTTGTCCTCATACTTTTGAATGAATAAGGATAGCTGACTGCTTATTGCAGCCTGTGACGTATTGGGTATACTTAACTCCCCAACGAAATATGTACGGTCGATAAGCATTATGAACCGGAAGCGATGAGTGCACGAATACGAGACAGCTGATCGTACACCAGTGCCGTCTTACGGTTAGTGCTGATGTAATCGTGGTAACGCACCTCGGCAATTGTGCTGAACTGGTTGCGTTGGAAGTCGTCAGCATTAAAGCCAACTTTCAATACCATGTCTTGATATACATCGACGTTGTACTGAGTCACGTCGCCTACTAGCGCATAGCCTTCGGCAACCTTGTTACCCTCACGTAGCATGCCCTGCAATCTTTGCAAGAAAGGAGGCGTTAAGTACAACCGGTCAGTTGCCGATTTCTGCATTTCCAGTAGCGCGCCAGTAACCGGGTTGATACCAGCAAAATTTGCGTTGAAATTGTTTTTGCCAACTTGGGCGATCATAGCACGCAAAGCATCATACAGGTTAGCATCATCCACCTGACCATTAAGACCAGTAATGTTATAAGCTGTAGCAGCTGCAATAACAGCGGCGTAGATATCGTCATCCCATTTGCGGGCAACTGTCTCGGTCAATAGGCGCTGAACGATTGTAGTGAACCCCGGTAAGTCCTTATCGAACTCCTCAGTGATCACAGACATTGCAGCGGTCTTTTTAGCCTGGCTCATCTCGACTTTAAAGCGAGTGTTCCAAAGTGGTTTTGGTGCGCCTTCCTGTACCTGAGCGGCGCCACCTTCTACCGATGTTTCATTCACCCATGGAAGTAAGGCTGAATTAGTACGGCCCCTGTTCACATAATTGATAATGAAATTCGGGTTGTATATGATACCGAAAAAGTTGGTAGCATCAAGGGGTGCGGCAACGGGCAGGTATGGGCTATTTGGCGGCGCAGACATTGGCTGAATAGTGTTGCCAATTGAGGTGCTGCCGGCCGTTTTTACGATGATGTTTGAAAGCGGAATTTCAAGTACACCGCTACCTTTGCGCTGAATGTCCTTGATCTCCTTTATTGTTTCAGGATCAGACAAAAGATCTTCCAGCGTTTTAGGTTGTGCGGGGTTGTTATCTTTCAAAGCATTAAGAACAGTACCTTGCTCTCTCAGGATATCTTCTACCTGTTGGAGTTTTTCAGATACTTTAGAAAGCTCTTCAGCTTTGAAGGTATTGAAACTGGCAGCTGTCATCATGCCCTTTTGCACATCTTCGATCTTATCGTTGATGGCTTTTTCTGAAGCGGCGAATTGCTCTTTTATTTTGCTCGCAGCCTCAGTACCGACCTTATCAACAAGGTCTTTGTATTGTTGCTCTGTCATTTTGAATCCTAATTATGGATTAAAAAATAATTTTCGTTTCTTTTATCGCACGACTCAGATCGAATACTGACGGCTCGTCATCAGTGCCTAACGGCGGCTGGTTCTTAGTGTCATCGGCTGAATCAGTTTTGCCTAATAGTGTTGTTTCTAGGGTAGGCGTGGCGCTATTGCTTCCAAATACTACAGCGCTTCCTTCCATGATCTTTGCTTCAAGGATGGCCCAGAAATAGCCATCTGCTTCCGCTTCTTCACGGTTGGCTACCATTTCAATGTACTTGTCCCAGTTTTCTTTTTGTACTGGGTATTCATCATCATCAATACAGGTTACTAGTTTCACATACTGCATGCCTACAGAATGGTTTTTAACCCTCTTCTTTAGGTATTGCTCATACATATATTCATTCCTTTCCTTCTCAAGAAAGGCGTTAAATAACAGCGCTTCGGTTGTTCCGGGATAATCAAGGCCCAGCTCTTTCCATGACAGATTTCTAGTCAAACCTGCGCATTCCTCGGCAATGATGTCTTTGAAGCTGCGCCGGTGAGAGTCCAGTAAATAGAATCCCGACCGCTTGTTATCCGACAAAGATTTTTTCCATAGGCCAGGGATATGAACATCACCGTGGCTATCGAGCCAATTAGTAGTATTGATTACGGGTACAACTTTTAGCCGGCCAGATTCCGTTAGTGGGATCGCTTCGCCCTCAGCCTTGTTTACCAGGTTACCTTTATCATCCACATACAACGGAGCAGAAAAGAAACCATCAGCCTCTTTCGTTACGCTTTTCTTAGCATTAAAGATCAACGCCTCGTTTTTTACGAGGTAGTCGAATGTTTCTTTCCTGCTTAAATTGTTAGGGATGAACCTTTTCATTTCTTGATTGTTTTTTTGTCAGCAACTTGTTTGTCCTTCTCAGCTATCTTCGCTTTCAGAATTTCCTTCGACACCTTCGGTTTCTTCTCCTTCTTCGGTTCCAGATTGCTGTTGTTGGTTTGCATTTTGCTCACGTTTTATTTCTGAATAATACCGATCGCCATCTGGTCGCGGATCTTCACCGTTCAATTCAAGCCACCGGTTCATTGTAATAAGGTCGTTTTGGTATTCTATCAGTAAGGCGTCATTGCGAGACTTCCGAGCTTGGGCAGTTTGCAATTGGTCTGCTTGTAACACTGCTACATGTGAGTAATCCTTATCGATTACCAGGTTATACTTTTCAGTATTAAAGAACTGATTCCATTGCTCGTATATGCTTTCTGATTCGGGTACTATTGCATCCTGGTATAGTAATTTCTTCCCTTCAATTACATTGGCATAAGTGGTCCCTTTTGCAGCGGCCATTAACTGGTATGGATAGCTGTAGCTATCGCAGACCGCCATAGTAGAACCTTCTACTTCCTCAAACAACATCAGGTCTTTAGTTGCATAGCCCATTTGTTGCCACTTCATTGCGGCTGAGGTAATAATGATGTTCCATTGATGCTGCTTTAGCCCATATCTTCTAAACTCACTCTGTATATTTTCCTTTTCGCCTTCAGGCATCGGCAAGGCTCCGAATTGTCCACCGTCGCCCGCATCTTTGGTTAGTATCCCTAGGGCACCACGGTAATTGATCAGGACATTACGCGATTCGTAGGCACCAATGATATTATTTATGGGTAGTTCGAGTGCGCAAATCCGGCTTTCAGGAATGACAAGAGAACTGAATGAAGGTGTTATGTCCTTCATGATGTAAACCTGATCAACATCGAGCTCGGTTCTTATACCTCCGTAGTTGAGGACAATTGTTTTTATGACACCTTTTTGGTTGGTCTGATAAAACAGCTTATTGGTCTCCTCTATATCCACCATGAAAGGCGGGATATTCCAGAGCGCAGAGGCGTCAATGTTTTCTTTAAACCCTACCGGCTTAATTGGTAATACTATGGTGTAACCGAATAATTGCTGGTATATGTAACCCTGTGCTTCAAATTGCTTCCAACTTTGTAATGGATTTGGCTTCTTGAATAGGGATTGCAGCTTCTTTGCTTCAATTGTCGTTGACTCCTTACCCTTTGCCTTACCCTGAGTATTCAGTACCCAGGTTTTACCATTGATATACGCCTGAGCCTTTTTGTTGATTATTGCATTAACTGGTGGGCAGCACTCATAAGCAGTGAAAGCGCTTTTGTGCCCGGCATAAGTGAAGTAGAAATAACTACCACCTGCCAGCTCGGCGAACCACTGTTTACCATCAGGAGCCCCCCGATAACTGCTAGGCGACAGCGGTATAGGATCGTAATTAGATACAGATTTAACAGCACCTTCAAAGTTGCCTCGCATTAACTCTTTGCCTGCTGTTAATAACTGTGTTTTGTTCATAGTGTAAAAAGAAAAAGGGCCAGTCACCCATCGCTGAGTGCTGGCCCTCTTGGGGCGCTCGTATTTTTGTTAAGCGTTAACCTCTGATCAATCTTCCAACATAGGCCGTGGCCGTTCCTTCAAATCGGGTCGCTTGTTGTATGTCGTTGTCTGGTGCCAATTGCGTTGGCAGAATCTCAACAGTTGTATAAGTGCCGCAGGACTTACACTTGAACTCGGCTTTGCCAAATTCAATCTTACCTACCACTTTATTACATTTAGGACTACTGCACCTAATCTCCTGCATAATACGAAATTAGAAATATATTTTCACTTTATTCTGAAATATTTGAAATATCGGTTTCTGACTCCATTTTGCCGAAGCCACGGGGGCCGGCTGAAACCAGTGGAAGGGTAATGAATTTCGTGGGTACCTGGCTGGCGACCTCTTTAATATACCGGTAATCCCCCGCCTTCTGACCGTCAAGTTGTCCAATATCTTTGTACTTATGGTGCAGGACCAGACACGGAAGGCCGATCTTGCCCTCGACAATAACCTTGTTTCGGATGTAATTATCGCGCGGCTTTGGTACACCGTTGCGCAGGAACTGGCATATGATGGCGCCGGGTATCTTTAATTGGTCGGCAAGTTCTTCCAGTACGGTCGGGCTGGTCAGGATGTCGTCATCGTCGAGGAAGAAGAACCAGCCATCGGTAACCCTCTTTTTCAGTTCATTGCAATACAGGTCGTACCAGTAAACGAAAGTATTGTCAGAATAGACGAAAACACACTGAAGTCCACGGGGTATGTAATCTAATGCGCTGGCCCGGTCGTGGCCGACCATGATATGAACATTCTTGTACGTCTGGCTTTGTATCGACGCCAAACACTGAGCAAACTGTGCCGGACGGTTACTGGTTCGGATCAGGATGTTGATTAGTGGGTAGGACATTTATTATGCCTTTTTGGGTTATAATTAATTCTTTGCGTTCTCCTTCACCTACGATTGCGGGGCCGTCGGACGATACACCGCCAGGAACATAATTAGGTATCGGCTGCGATATTATCGTGAGCATGCGCATGCGGGCCATCGCTGGCAGCATGCCCATGGCTAACATTGCCCGCTGACGTTTTAACCGCTTCAACGGCCGCTTGCCTTTCTTTCTGAACAGGTGCTTAGGTGGGAATGCAATACGGGTATTCTTTGCAATCGCTTCGGCTATGTGAATAATTTCCTCAGCAATCGCCTTTGCTCTTTCGAGTTTATGTTGCTCGGGTGTCATGGTGCTGTTACTAAAAGAGTTTTCCAATCCGGGTGCCCAATTTGCTGGTACACCTTGCAGGGATAAGACGCGAGTAATGCCTTCGTTTCCTCGCTGGGAATCCACCCGACTGACGGTTGTTCCCAATTGTCGATGATGAGTTTCCCGCCGGGTTTGAGGCAATCGAGAGCAGGCTTCACGCAATCGTCGCGCCACTGGATGGGTTCGCCGTCGATGATGATGATGTCGAATTGCTCACAACAATACTTAATTGTGTTACTATACGCATGCACACCATCTGCAAGGGGTAACACAATAAGCGCTTTTGGCCACATAGCATTGACGACTGCCGCATGATAATCAGCATTACTTTCTACTCCATATAGCTTTTTGCACTTCTTATTCCACCATAAAGATGAGGCCCCAGCCCCAAACTCGAATACTACCTTATCCTTCAAATCCCACGTTACCAGTTCATCAAGAAAGGATTTTGTGTACCAGGGGAATACGAGGCCGGTTTCCGGGTCACGGTACTGCCATTCGTTGGAGGTGTTAAGGTCGATCATGCTTCCTTTAGTTGTAGCTCTTCGCCGGTCAAGGCGAAGTAAATATTTTGGAGTTGGTGGACGTGTTTAAACGGCTTCCCTATTTTCTGTAATTTCCCAGCATCTTGATCACATAACCAATACTCACCTCCTTCCGAATAAAATAATAGTTCGAAATCTATACTGTAGCACTTAAAGGTTTTTGAATATTTAAACCCGAGCCTTCCCAGCCATTCGGGAGTGATGGGGATGGGATCAATAAAACGCGTATCAGTCGAATTATACCCATCACCGATACTCTCCTGGTTTAAAACGTTTGTCCAATGGATTGTTTCTTGGAATATCTGAAGGACGCGGCCTGCCATCGGTATTTCTTTGCCACTGTCGTCTTCATCGACGCCACAGTTCAAAAGGTTGCCTATACGTATTTCATTTATTTTAATCATTATCAAAAGTATATTTCCCCAAAGATAACCCCCTGAACCGGTTCAGATCAATTGTATTACTCACCGCTGTTGCCCCTGCCCCGCCGCCGGTCTTATTGTAGTTGAGGCGGTATTTGAAATGCGGCCACGCCTTATCCCACATGTAGTTGCCGGCCCCGCCTTCTTCTGTGTCATGCAGCACCAGAATATCGGCAGCATTGGCAAGACGGATGGCGTCAAGGTGCCGGCGCTCACCTGGTGCGTGGTCGATGAAGATGAGGCCGTGTTGCACTGTCAATGCTTCCTCAATAAGTTTATCCCAGTCCTCAATGTACTGAGCGCCGGTTTTGTCACACCATTCCCGGTTATTGTCAAGGGTGTGAAATTTTCTGCCAGTCGCTTCGCAGTCTATTCGTAATAACGGCGTACTACCTTCGCCACTGCCGAGTTCCAATACGGCCCCATCGTCTGTCAAAGTAAGGCCGAGCAGCAACAAGGGCAGGTGATTATTCCAGTTACCTGTTACTGACTTCAGAAACTCGTGCTTATCAGTATCAACCACTTTATCAAGTAACTCCTGATAAGTAGGCTGTGTGTATGCTGGTTTACCCTCTAACGCCTCCTTAAATTTAGTGATGAATGAATGATCTTCTCCCGGCCATAGCCTTTCAGCTACCTGTAATTGCGCTTCCCAATCTCCCCGCTTCATGTGCACGTCGATAACCTCATTTGGTATCACATCCCAGCAGGCGCGATCCCATCTCCCTGTAGGTAGTCCACGGGGATGGTTATGCAGCCGATCAACGAACGTAATCTTATCCATGCCGTACTCGCGGGCGCGTTGTGTTAATAACTGCTGATCTACTGACCAGTAATCTTCCCAGCGATCAGAGAAGGCTTTCTCAGGTATTGTAAATTCACCAATTAGTTCGCGCCATTTATCCGCTCGTGCCTTCACGTAACATATGGGTAGCTCCGACCTACCCGTAAGGTCAAAGCCGTAGGAAATTATCTGCCCCTGACTGACATCGTGCGTGAAGATGTCGCGGGCGATAACCATGTCGGCGTCGGCGGTCAATATTATATCGTCGGGATTAGGCGTATGAGCGCCCATGAACAACCTTCGTAACTGTGCTACCGTGGAATCCTTTACGCCTTCTTCTGAATAATAAACTTGGCTCATTGCTTCAGGGCACGCATCCATGATAATCTTCCAAGCATTGTAAGGCACATTCACGAATATCACCACCGGCGTATACCCGATTTTCTGCCAGCTATGGCAGACGAGGGGGAGGAGGCTGTAGTAGTCGGGGTTATTGTCGGTGCTGAGTATTGCGTATTTATTCATGACCATTTGATTTGTGTATCAGTTTCGTTTCTGTGAGTTGACGCGTATATACCATAGCCTAACATTCTCAACTTCTCTGTTACTGCCGGCTTTACTTCCCCATAGTAAGTAGTCTCATGCCGCCCAGAGGCCGCTTCTTTTTTTATCAGTTTCATGATCTCGTCGAATTGAGAATCGGTACCCTGGGTTGAGACACGGTCAGCTAATTGTTTGGCTTCTTGTGCGTTCATATAATAAGTTTACCAATAGTGAGTGAACAATAATAGCTTAGGTTCTCCCAGTTCGTCATCGATAAAACCAAACACCTCATTGAACTTTGACTTAACCTGCTCGGCTGTAACCGGCCATCCTCCATGCGGTAGTTCAAAAAAGTCAAAGCCTCCACTGCCGGCGTGGGCAATACGGTAACCAAATACCACATACTCGCCGCGCATCTGGTCATATATAATAGAATAGGTTTCCCCCTTCCAGCCTTCTATTAACCGCAGACACTTATCATCCTCAAGGATTTCTATACCTTTCGATTTCAGGTAATTGGCTGGCATCTTATACCCATAGATCAAATAGTCGCTCCTATCTACTCCCATAACATTAATTATTTATTTCAGGGAAATAAGTTTCCAGCTTGACCGGTCGCTTATCGTGTACCATGGTTTCATAATCTGGCAACCGTTCGTATAAGTCGTACCGATTATTCAATACCCATAATCTAAATTCATACACCTGCTGGTTCCTCTTTCGTAATCGTTCATACTTTCTAGGTATGTGATACTGAAGAAATATTGCAAAGCCGGACAATGCCAGGCTCAATACACACAGCACTATGGTAACCCACCCGATCATAGTTGCCAATAAAAAATCTCTTTATATTGTTTCTCTAACCCCTCCCAGTACTCGTTATCCTTGCCATGCTTTTCAAGGAACTTCACGACCGCATCTGTTTGAAACCCCGAGGCCCCAACATGAAAGCCGTACCCGTTCGTCTCCTTAAGCTCATCCGGCACGCCGATCTCTTTCAGGTCAATATCATGAATGAAGTTGTGGCAATCGCCCCTAAAGGTCTGAGGATGGCCCAGAACAAAATGCTCGGTAATGCTGTCGGCAACCTTTGGTAACACGTACCGGTTAAGAAAGTCCTGATCGGCGCCCTTGCGGTTGAAGTCGATACCTTGAGCGGTACACATTAAGGCGTCAAATGATTGGGCGCTCATGCGAGAGCGGAAGTCCCCTGATTTGAAACCGATCATGCCGCCCATAAGGGTAATGCTGTGGCTTACGCTATCAGTTATTGCATGCGCCATCTTTGGCCCGCGCTCCCAGTAGGCCACCGCCTGGCGTTCGCGGTAGGACAATAGGCTGTCGGTATCGCGGCAGATGACGCGGTCGTAAGCCAACTTATCTTTATTTAATAAGAACATTGGGTATAGGCGGTAAAGCATCATCTTGCATAGCTCAGCAGAATGCATGACGTATAGCCTAATCTTTTGCTGCTTGTCCAGCTCGTACAAATAATTTACATATGGACTTTCGGTTACCGATTCATCTATCATGACTGCAACGGTCCAACCAGGATAGAGTAATTGGGCTACACGTACGTTCAGGTGCAACCCGCGCAGGTAACTGCGGAAGTCGTAACAATTTTCGTGTTGCTGGTTATAACCGAAAAGGGAATATGAGATGGCATTACCCATGGGTAAAAGGATTTTCAGTGAACAATGAAACAGGGGGTTGAATGGTCGTGCATATACTCAGGTAAATAACCCCGGTGCGCTGTATTTCTTCTAAGTCCTCTTTGGACAACTTCCAGCACGAAATAATAGTTGGTACCGTATTGCCTTTATCATCAATAGGCGCTCGGCCTTCCCATACTGCCAGATCGCTACATTGCTCGTCTGTCCAGCCCTCAGGCTTTTGGTATACAAAGTTTCTTGCAGGGAAGTCAACTGGTAGCATATTAGTAACGTTTATCTGAAACAAAAAGGTAATTATAAATTACTTCATCAATAACATGCTCCGTCTTTAAGCACCCCTTACTCATCAAGTCCATTGCCCACTTACTATCCTCGCTGAACCTCCATGAAGGGAACTCTGCTTGCCTTGCGTGCTCTGTCTTTAAACAATTGATATGCATCACCGGCCTGTAAAACACACCATCGTCACCGGTGAATATATTATCGTATTTGATTGAGTGAACGAACTTGGTTGGATTCTGGCCGTCTTTGGTATAGATACCTGTAAGTGAACAGCAGTCCACTCCCTTGCTTATCCCCTCCATCAGATGTGTGATATAGTTCGGGCCTGGCATATCATCATCGTCGAAGAAGGCCATGTACTCGGTATCAACTTCGGCCATCATTCGGTTGCGTTTGGTTCCGATGTCGATGGTGGTATCGCTGTTGGTGCTTATAATTACAGGCGCTTTCGATTCGTCGATTTGCTGAGTTAACATCATAGTTAATATCTCAAAGAAGCCAAAGCGGGCGGGTAGTGTCGGAATAAGTATCGATAGCTTTGGTGTCATGGTAAGTTAGATACATTTCTTTTATTTGGAACAATTGGCATACCTGTTACGTGATTCCAAGTTTTGCCTGTCTTTATTGATAATACCGTACTGTGATACACGCCATACATTCTACCCAACTCCCGGCAACCCAATCCTGATTTAAATATTTCTAGAACAACCTCATTTGACAAATGAGACTTATTACATTTCTCACCTAGGGCTTTATTTTTCAAGCCCATCCTTTGCGCATGTCTTTCATTGTGACTTTTGTTACACCATTCAAGATTTGAAACATGGTTGTTTGTCTTATCACCATCAATGTGATTGATCACAGGCAGGTTATCCGGATTAGGTATAAACATTTGTGCAACTAACCTATGCAAACGATAATTTGCACCGTTTATGTACTTAGTCGGGTAGCCGTTGCCATTAACCGAAAGGCTCAATATTCTTGGGAAAGCTGATACAGATTTCCCGCCCCGGTTCCAGTATGATCTTAATCGACCGTGATTACTTACTTCATACATGCCGTTTAATTCTGGTATGTTTTTCCATGCCTCTATGATCATAGCTTGAAGTTTAATGATTGACGCTTTAAGAATACTTCCTTATCCTTATTGTATGTGTCGTTCCTCCAATAAAGCTCGTCTTTCTTAGCTTTCGCATTATTTGAATAATGCAAATGCTCTATTTGAACTTCCGGTAAGAATATATAACAACCCCTTAATTTAGATACCTCCGTTTGTTCGTCATCGCAGAACATCGAGTAGTAGCAATCACGATATATAAACCCATCCCTTTCATAATACTTTCTACCCAATATTGCCACCGTACATACCCGTTCCTTCGCGTAATCGTCGGGACAATGGATCAGCGCGTCAAGGTTAACGGGCATAGCCCTACGAATGATATTATCAAAACCATAAGTCCTGAATCTCATGTCGTCACTTACGCACACCATTATGTCCCAATGCGACAATTCTTCCAAATCCCTGTTTATCGCATGGATCTTACTCTTACTCATACCCCACTTCACAATGACCATTGGATAGTTGTCCGCGATCTTCTGCTTAATCAGCGGGTCATTCATCGCCATATCGTCATCATCCAGCTTGGCGACGATAAAGAAGTCATTACTCGCTGAATTAACGATGATATTGTCGAGTGTCTCGAAGAACCGGGCTGGCCTCGATCGCGAAGCAAAGCTGTAGCAGATGGTCATGGTTTCTTATTTATTAACGCATTCAATTGACTAGCAAAGTGCCCAAGGATAAGGCCACCACATGCAACCTGCCAGTATGTTTGTATAAAGGGCATGAGCAGGCATGCGAACCCTGCACTATACAGCACCCACCTAACTATCCGCATAGGTATAAATACCGGCAATGATGGCTCCTTAATTTCCTCTTTTGGCTTATCTTCAATTTGCTTCATACTTACTTGGTTTAGGGTACAACTCGTTCAACACATCCCACATGCCATGCTCAAAACACCTGTCACCTATACTGAACCACTTACGTCCTGCGATTATCTTATTGATCATATCCTTATTGTAAGGCATCCTGATCTTAATATCCTCAGCATATTCCCCAGTAATTCCATTCATCACACAGTACAATGTCTTAAGGCAGTAGCCGTGCGCTTTTGACCAATCGGCTAGGGCCGCTGATCGCATGAACAATTGTTTATTAAACACTATAGGGCAATGGCAGTCGTAGTTATTGAATGAATCGGTAAAGGATAGCAGACTCTTGGTATTCTGCTTTGTCTCCCCATACTGCCCGAACCCCTCATTCATCGGCCCCATGTGGTAGTAAGGGAAGGCGCCGGCCTCATAGTCGGCAAGAAGGAAATGGTCATCATGCACCATCAGAAAATCATCACTCACTCGGCTATCCTTACACGCCTCCAGCATCTTCAGCATTATATTGCGATCACGGAACCGGTTACGCGGGTCTTCTTCGAATGGGACGTGAATAACGTTTGTTACCCACTCCGGACAATAGCCGATGATGAACACATTACCCACGCCGTGAAGGTGGCGCTCAATGCTGCGCAAGCAATAACGCAGTTCTTTGTTCTTTTGCGTTGAGCGGTTGTTGAGAGGGATGATGATGTCTGTGCTCATCTCGCCTTATACTGCTTTTTCTTTGCCTTATATACTGCCTTGGTTTCCCTGGTAGACTTGCCGACCGTTTCTTTTTCAGCCTCTTTGCGCAGGCGTTTAGCTACTTTGTTTCGCATAAAATAAATAAGGGCGCATCAAGTGGTTAGACTTAACACGCCCATTTCGTTAACCTTGGCCAACGTACTCAGCTAACCCTTGCGTACGTCGGTAGCGCTAAGTTACATTATTTATTGAACTTTCAGGATTTTATGAAATTTAATTATCTCCCCTTGAAGAACCTACTATACACCGCATATCTGCAAGCATCCAATGCGTGGTTAAACTCATCTACCGGCTCGGTGGTTATTATCTTACCATAACATACCCATTGGTAGTTGTTCAGCTCCATCTTCATATTGACTGACCCTTTGGTGTAATGGCATGTATACTCTTTTAGCTTATCAATACCGGCTCTTATGCTACCCTCCCCCTTAATAGCAGGGAACGCTGCAACACTCAATAGTCTTAGCTCAGCAATTTTAGCGGGGATATGGTCGCAATAAACTATCTGACCGTCTCGGTACCCGTTATCAATCATTGCTTGCTTGATGTCCTTAACGGGCATACTTGATGCGTAACAGCACTCTTTGAAGTATACATTATCGTTCTCAACTGAGCATTTAACCAAGGCGTTGATACCGGTGGTCTTGCCGAAGTCTAGCCCCCAGGTTATGCGCTCGACATCTGTCGGCCACTCGGGTATTTCAATCCAGTCGGAGTAAATTAATATGTCGGTGTTCGGCTTCGGGTCCTGCTGGTAAAGGCTGTTATAACTAACCTGGCTTAATTTCTTTTGGCTGAGTACCTTTTCCAGGCTGTGTTTTTCAGGCCACAATACTTCACCCGGTAAGCGGGTATCGTAGTCGTTTATATCCTCGGTCCTGATAGCGGGGAATTTAATCACTTCCCATTCGCCGGGCTCCTCAACCAATAACCGCCCGCAAAGGTCGTTCTCGTCCCACCGGGTGTTCATAATCAGCTGTTGGCTGCCATTATGCAACCTGGTCCTAAACACATCTACATACCAGTTCCATGCGCTTTCGCTAATGGTTGGAGACTTAGCCTCGTCCCGGTCTTTGTATAGGTCATCAATGATGCCAATATCAACCGGCTCAGAAGTTAACGGGCCGCCCCGCCCCACCGTCTTTAGTGATCCTTTCTTTTGGACTATCTCGAACTTATGTTCAGTGCGTGAGTAGTTGTCGTAGTTGGTACCGAATATCTTACTATTGTTCAGCTTGGTATCCGGGAATACTCGATCATATGCCTCATTGTCAATATTACGCTGAATAGCCCGGTTAAACCCGCTGGCTGTACTGTCGCCATAGCTGGCAATAGCGATCTTTAAGTTAGCATTGCGCCCCAGCAGGTAAGGAGGGAATAAGCGGGTAGCCAATTCAGTTTTGCCGTGTTGCGGGGGCAACAGGATCATCAACTTCTTAACCTGCCCTTCTGCAAACTGGTTTAGTTTCATGCAGATGTACGCATGAAACCATTGCATTTCGTAATCTGGCTTAATGTATTTGACGAACGGGCTGAAGTCGGTGCGGGATTGACGCATTAATAGCTCACGCGCGGCATGTATCGCCTCGATTAACGCCTTGCGCTCAGCTGTTAGTGGATAACTTTGATGTGAGCTCACGCAGCATCATTTTTAATTCATCATCAGACTTCATAGATAACGGCTGATCAGGCACACCGGCAAACTCTGTCCTTTCGATATAACCGCGCTTTTTGCCCTTGGTTTTAAGGTAGAATATAATTGCTGTGTCACTGGGCGGCACAGTATAAACTTTTGACTTACCCTGATCATCAATACCTTGCGATACACTAATGCCTTCTATTTTTTCAAATAGCTTGCTCTCAACAAAATCAATTGCTTCCTCTCCTATATCCTCAGTGGCTAATTTGTATTCAGGGTCTTCCTCCAGCCACCTGTAATGTGTTTGCCTAGCAATACCCACCACAACACATGCAGTTTTCACAACCCCTAAAGACTTTTTAAGGGCTTCAATCATCGCCTTTTTATTGATGTCACTATTTGTCATGAAGTTATGTCAAAAGTACTTACTTTCAATGGTTTCTGAAAATTCAATTATTACGTTCCACGTGCAACCTTTTTGTTACACTTCACCAACTCCGCCCTCCCCGTCCTCGTATTATAACACCACCTGCTACCATAGCTCACATTAGCCTTTGATGGCCGGTGGTCAATTGTCTTATATACGGTTTTGCGATTAGGGAAGTGGAAGGCCTCAGCAAGTCCCAGGCTACCTAGTTTGACGGTTGTGTTTTTCATAGATCATAGTTTATACTTTCCTCACCAGCACCCAGTTCTTGTTAGTGTCGAGTCCTTTGGAGGCGAGAAGACTTCGTAGGCTTTCTTTTGCCGTATGCCACCATACCGGGCGATCACCGTTGTAATTGTACCAGCGATTACCAACCGGAAGCTCTTCCACTATCCCCTTCGCCACATCCTCCGTCATCTCCCTCACCGTTCCTATTAACTGCCAGGAGCCGGGTGGTAAAGTAATCTTTCGGAAATTATAGATACACGGCTCGCCTTTATAGTAAACCAGATCGCCGGGAGATAAGGGGTTGTCGATTTCAAAGCCGGTTGCTCCCTCCGGCACCTCGCCCGCGTACACGTTATTTATTAGCAGGGTTGGTGTCATGGGTGTTGTTCGTTTACTTCATCTGATTCAATAAAATCGTCTTCATCGGTTGTTATGATAACCTGCACCTGAAACCTCCGTCCATCATCAAGGACGCCGTCAGCAATTGGCTGCGTTGAACTAAGTTCATAACCGCTCAATTCCTTTTTCAACTCGTCAATATCAATTGTCTTTTTCATCGTTATCGTTTTACGGGTAATTACCCTTTTTGTTGTAGGTATTGCTTATTTCGGTTTCCTTTTCGGCGGCTCAGGTAACGGCTTCCAGTGGGTTATTTTGCCGCCCCTCGCGTCGGTATAGTAATCGTCTCCATCTTCCTGATCCCAGCACTCATGCACCTCATTGAACGGTCTGACAACAATCCCGTCGTAGGTGTCATTAACGAGGCAATAAACGCTGCTGTCACCGTCCTTGTAAGGTAACCGGTCGTTAACGTCGATCCAGCTATCCACCGCCTCCTTCTGCTCTGGCTCGTTGGGGGATGAGGTTCGCAAAATATCGTGTATGCTAGAATGTTTTTTCAGTATAGAATCAGCAGCATCTATTCTTTTTTGGTGTGCATCAGGGATCGCATTATCTCCTGAAATTCTTCTTACCAATTTCAATATATCCCGTAAAGCCAAACGCAGTTCGTAGCTGGCGTTAACATCCCCTTCCTTTGAGGGGGATTCGTCGTACCATTCCCAGCCATCGAGATAAGGCTTTTCCATTTCAAAGAGGGATATTTCACCATCGGTTACATGTGCAGGATTATCGCCGTCTCTCCACTTTACTCGCTTTTTATGCCCCGGTAACCGATCGGAACACTTTACCCACTCGCAACCTGCCGGGTGTTGGGCGGCCGCGTAACGAGTAAGTAGCGTTACCACATCTTTATAGTGCCAGTAATAACCATTATCGGTTACTAGCGGGGTAAGACCAGGTTGGGCCATAATGAAAGCGCCTACCGGCTCAGGGATTTCTTCGAGCTTTATTTTTTCTTGTTGCATGTTTAATGGAGTTATTGTTTATCGTTCAAATATTTATCACAAAAGTTGTCTTCGGCCTTTCTGCTGCCGCTAATGTATCCTAAAACCCAACCAAAGGAGAAGCATAATATTGAAAGGAAAACAAGCAAGCATAGGACAACAAGCGCCTTACTCATGTTTAATGGGTTATTTGTATTCGTTGTCAAATTCACGGTTAAGCCGGTTACTACACGGATCGCATACATAGTACTGATGGCCGTTATAATCGGTAGTAGCCTTCCTTGTACCACACTCTTTACAGGTGCCTAAATCATCGGCCTCCCCCTCCTTCTTCTGCCCGTTAGCGGGTTGGTTGAGGGCTTCACGGGCTATTGCAATCATTTCATGCTTTGGAGGGATTATGCTACCCTCATGGCCGCAAATAGACTTCAATGCCTGCTCCATCTTATCGCCCTTCTCCTTCAGCCGTTCATTCTCCTGTTTAAGGGAGTCGTATTCTGTTTTAGCCTTGACGCCTCCAAAATCTTCAAAAATGGCTGTAGCCTTTCTCAATAGCTTAAGATCGATATCATGATCCGCTGTCTCCGCTGCCCCTATAAATCTATCATACAGTGACTCTATAATGTCCCGCGCCTTCATCTGCCAAGTATGAAGCTGATACCAAGACGTTGACATGTCTAAGGCCTGTTTTTTCAGCTTTTCATTCTCATTCTTCAACTCCTGGTAGGCGTTGGGGTTGGTCTCGTCGAGCCATTCGATAACATCAAGGTGAGTGTTCCATATCCCATCGGCTGTAATGAGAACAGCTCTCCTGAACTCAACCCCTGATTTTGGATTTATAACTTTACACCAATAAATTGTTAGTAGCTCCTTTGGCTTATCACTTGCCTTCACCCAACCTCCTTGTTGGGCCTTAAGGGATTTCTCGCAGCCCGCCTCATGCCCCGATGCATAACCACTTTGCCAAACGTTTTCAGTTTTACTTTCATGGCCTGATTCGGTGGCAAGGATATTGTCGTATTTCTCCTTAAGTTCATCATGCTTAACCTTCCAAGGGGCATAGGACGTAGCCCCGATAAAGTAACCGTCTCGGTAACCATACTTATACGCCGCAACCCTGCCGCTTGCCTTCTCATCAGTAACTTCATCGGCTTCGTTTGATATGCTTTCCAGTAATTGTACTGGCAATTCATCCTCGGGTAGTTTATTCTCCATACAAAAACTTTCTTATTTTATCTTTTAATTCAGGTTTCAATAAAGATGAGTTCCAATCGTTTAGCACCGCTTCCAGCAGTGGCCGCCAGCCGGTTGCCTGCTCTTTTGTCTTGTCAAAGCTCATTGCCCGGTCAATTGTAAAATCAACCTTATTCATTCCCAGCTTTATTCCAGGATGGTCATCTGCGTAGTCGTCTATTTTAGAAAGCAGGCGTATTGCTTCTGCTTTCCAGCGCTTCATTTCGGCTACCTCCCTTTCGGCAGCTTGCAGCTTGATGGCGTAGGAGGTCAATGCATTAGGCATACTTAATTCGTCGGTAATAAATTCAGCCGCGTCGTTAGATATGTCCTTGTCTTTTCGTCTATGATAAGCTAAAGCGAATGTAACTATCCAGTTATTGATGCATTCTACTACCTCAGCCGGTAGCTCTGGGTTGGTGCTATTCATTGGTGGTAGATTTTAATTCAGGTGGCACAGAAGGGAAATATGTCCAGGCAATTATTTCAGTGCTGTCGAACGGTGGCGCTCCGTTATAAACAACAGCCCATTTGCCATCACGCGGATTTCTTTTTGAATTGTAGTCGCCAATCCAAACTTCTTTACCATCTGTCACCAGCACATTTTCGTCATCTTTCGGAAGCGATGTAGTGCATCTTATCCAACCGTCAAACTGTTCAATATCGGCGGTTGCATTTTGCAGGTCTTCGTTTCTTAGCGCCTTGGCGAGATTTGGTACTTTATCTTCCCATTTCTTCGCCCAGGATTCAAATTTGTCTTTTCTGTTTTGATCGTTACTCATTGGTTTGTTTTTGTTGGTTGTACCAGGTGATGAATTGGTAAAGATGCAGGTGCACATCTGCTATAGTGCCGTATAAAAGCTGCTCCATGACTTTAGCGAATAACTGTGCCGCGGTTGCATCATCTTTTAACTCAAAGGCTTTCTCTCGAACATTGTGGTAGACCAGCATAAGCCAATTCCAGCTTGTGTGGTATTTCATTTCAGGCAACTCGTTACCAGTGTTACCACCAAACTCGTCAATGGTATGCCCGTAGAACTTACGGCCTTCAAAGCTGGCAAGCGTGACATTCATACTGTCAGTTGTTACTGTACTCATTGTTTCGGGTTTTAGTCGAGTAATTTAATTGACCCCATCCGGCTCTTTAATAGCCATCCAAGTAGGGCGTAATAGTTTGTTGGTAATTGCTCCATGATGCCGCCTGTGTTATTCACTATAACCGTCTCGCCTACCTTCTGGTAATCCAGATGAACGGAACAGTACAGGTTAGCGTAATAGGGCTTGTGCTCTTCTGTCTGCTGAAATCCGGCTTTGTATAAAAGGTCAATAATTTGTTTATACTTACTACTTTGTAATAATAATTTGAAACATTTATTACAAGTAACTTCATCAGGATATTGGGTTAAATTTTCAGACGATGATCCACAAATCGGATCGCCCCAGTATTCGCAATTATCACCCTCATGCGGTGCCTCGTAACTTGCGTAGTGTGTTTTGCCCTTTCTCATCTCACCCTCACTTTTAACCGGTTCAACAATTCCTCTTTCCCTTCACACCATCCTACTCTATAATGCTCAGGGAAGGGTTTACCTGAGCAATCGAGGTGAACAGTACAAATGCCATCAACACGAACAGATAGCGCCTTCTGTGAGACTACAAAGCCTTTGGGGCGGGTGGAGACGTGCATCCATTCGGATACAGTGTCGCCGTGTATGCTGATTACCGCCTTCGGGCATTCCAGGTAGCGGGAGGGGCCGCAGGAGGCGAGGAAGGCGATAATGAGTACAGTAACTACTTTCTTTACGCCGAATAATATTGATAACCCTTTCTTGCCGCCACCAATCCATTCAATTACCCAGTTGTGAGGCAACCTTAGACCGTCGCACTTTTCTTCGCTCATAATGTCCCTGAATAACAAGGATGCGTTTTCGTCGTATTCTCTTTCGGCAATCAATGATACTTGATCGGACAACAAGTGAACGTGGCCTACTTTGGCAAGCTCTACGACAAACTGCAGGTCAGCTTCAGTAAACCGGTAGCTAGTGCCGGGATTTAGTTTTTGCATATATTATTTTTGAGTGGTTAAAAAGGGAGGGTACGGGGAGGGGGTTACAGTAGCGTTTGTTGCATTTTTGACGCTTCCACTGCTTTTATATTCTTAACCGCCACATCAAAATAACTTTGCTTTAGCTCGATGCCTACCCCTTTACGGCCCATTTTAATAGCTTGATATACTTCGCTTCCTATACCCATGAAAGGCGTAAAAACAGTATCACCCTCATTTGAGTATAGCGTTATCAGGCGCTGAATGGTCGGAAGCTGTAGCGGGCATATATGTTTTTCATCTTCTTCAGCTCGGCCTGGTATTGCGTTGAGGGTGTCGCCGTAGTCAATATCCATCCATACAGGGGAGGCAAACTTTTGCCAGGTATCTACATTGATGCCGCAGGTAACTGGGCTGGTTCTTTCCCCGTCTTTACGGAACACCAGGACGTAGTCAGGAATACCGACGCGGCTCATGGTCGCATCTTTTTTAACTTGCTTATGGAGCAATCCAAGCGCCTTTGTGCGCTGCATTTCGGTTACCGGGTTCTTCCAAATAGTAATTCTGGAATGGTAGACAAAGCCCGCATCCTGAAACAACTTGATCATAAGGCCGCTAAAGTCACGGAGCCCGATATATCCCTCTTTACCTTTTTGAACTGGCAGATCCATGCAGTGCACCGCTACGTTTCGGCCTTGCATTGTTATTCGGTATAATTCGGGCACCAGGAATGAAAAATGCCGCTCGAACTCCTGATAGTCTTTGCTGTTTCCCATGTCCCTATAATCGTCAGAATATGTGTACAGGTCAGCAAATGGTGGGCTGAACACTGAAAGCCCTATTGATTCACTTTTAACTTTGGCGATTTCTTCAACACAATCGCCATTAATAAGTGTGGCGTTGTTAGTTTCAGTTCTCATGCTGCTATTGCTTTTGTCATTAAGTATTGCATTTCTTCAAATTGCCTTTGCTTACGCTGAATAGATTCTTTTACATTCCGCATTGTGTCTGTAGTAAGTAGATGAATATTTACATCATGATCCTGACCGAACCGATAAGAACGCCTTATAGCTTGATAAAGCTTTTCAAATGAGAAATCCAAGGAAGGGAATATTTGATTATGGCAGTTTTGATAGTTCAGGCCAAACCCTGCAATGGATTGTTTGGTAATAAGGCGGTTAAACTTACCCTCAGCAAACCCTAATAACATTTCCTCTTTGTACTCCCTGCTGTCACTTCCTGTTACTTCTACAGCGCCGGGGATCATTTTTTTCAATTGCCTTCCTTCTTCATCCTGCTTTACCCAAATAATAAAGCTTTCATTTGTGCCGCTTACTATTTCGGCGGTTCGCACCATCCGTTGGCCCATAGTCCGTTTTAGTTCTTTATTGAATTCTGTAGCAGATACCGCCATATCATTAAAGAGACTAACACCACGGCTGGGCGTCTTTATTTGTTCTTCGATGTAATTGATGGCCGGCAGATCATAACCAGCATCATCAAAACCTATATCCGATGGCTTTGAAAGCATTATTGCCCATTGGCGAATGAACTGGTAAAATCTTTCAGTAGCATGGCCTTTTATTCTCCATTTTGCTGTTTCGCCGCCATCATGCACGAAAAACATTGAGAGCATTTCAGTTCGGCTCATGGAGTTAAGAAACTCTGAATGGTTACCTAATTCCATTGGGTCGTTAGGAGCTGGGGTAGCAGTACAGGCAAGTTTGAATTGAGTTTTAGCGAATGACTCAATAATCAGGTTCCTGTATGCACCCTCAAAGTTTTTTATAATACTGCTTTCATCTAATACAACGCCCGCGAATTGCGATGGTTCAACTGTATGCAGCTGATCATAATTAATAACTTGTATGGCGGAATCTACACCCACCCTATCAATATCTGTATATCCAAACTTGGATGCCTCCTTTAATATCTGACCAGATACCGCCAGCGGGCAAACGATTAACACCGGTTGCTTTTTGTAGTCAGATACTTGCTTTGCCCATTCCATCTCCATGAAGGTTTTACCTAAGCCGCAGTCGGCGAATATTCCAAAGCGGCCTTTTTCGAGAGCTTCATTTACAATTGTCCGCTGGAATGGGAACATAGTCCCGTTTGTGGTGCCGGCAGATATGCCAGCTGGCTTTATCTCAAGTCTTTTTGAAGCAAGAAACTGTTGATAGTCCTGTAGTTTCATTCTATTCTTTTTACGCCCTTAGGGCTGGGTTAAAGTATCAAACAGCGGACACGCCGCGTCGTTTGCTTTAATTTTTTTATGGCCGTAAGCCGTTTTCTTACCTTTCTGCTTCCTGCAATACTTTGTATCATTGTACTCATGTTTGTATAAGTGAATACAATGTTTGCAGCGGTTGGTTGGCTTAGGTGGCAACTCGGGGGGTATGTTGAAAAGGTTCATAATCCAATTACTTTTAATATTTCTTCGAGGGTTTCGCACTTGATTTTAAAATCTCGCAATCTTGGTTGCTTCCTCTCTGTACAACTGAATGATCGCCTCAAGCTCAACCCTGCTCCACTTTTTCACCGTACGACGTGCAACAGATTCCAGGTATAATAATTTCGGTTCACCGTACCGTTTCAACAGGCCCGACCGGTAGTGTATAAGATTTCCATGTAGGAAACAGTTGCACCTGACACATTGTCCATTTACATTCACTTCGTTAAATCTCAACAACGAATGATGCCCAGCGCTGAAATAATGACCCGCCTGTTCTACCGGGCCACCACAACTGATACAACCTTTCTCGCAATCCCTCAACCGGATATATGCGTTGAACGTGTCCTGCGCTCTTTTTAAGAGCTTCGGGAGTGGCAGTTGTTTTTTATCGGTTAGTTTTGGTGGCATGGTTAGAATGGTTGATCAGTAAAAGGAGTCCATACATTATTCCCAAACTCTAATTCAGTTTGCTTTGGCTTAAAATCGAATCCTTTTTCATTTATAACTTTTTGCATAGGGTCTGAACCGTTGAAGTAAAATCGCCTGTTACGAAATATCATTTCGAATAAAAAGAAACCTCGTTTACCTACTATCTTTTGCCGCCTTATCTTTTTACTATGGAACTCACTTGTAGGGTTAGCTGGGTCGGTCTGAAAAAAGGGCCGGTGATATATCAGAATGTTATCCATTTTGTTATTCCACATTGCGCCACCAGCTAAATCAAACACATCCGGACAAGGGTAATTCCCGCTTGCGTCTTTTTTACCTCCATTCGGATGCGCAACGATTAATGCATACAAATTGTTAATCTGGGCAAAACGAGAGTAGTCGCCGAGAAAAGCTTCGAGGTACTGATCAGTGCGAGTGTTGGTGTAGCTGTGCGCCATCTGATTGAAAGGATCAATGTCTATTCCGTCTATTTTCTCCTTTACTATCAGTTCTAAAAACCTTTCTTTGATGTATTCAGGGGTTGGCGCCAAGTCTTTTGGATATATGAAAAATACATGATCAGTTATAAAATCATATGCTTTCTCATAAATTTCACGTGATGGCCTATGCGGATTATTTGGCGTACAATCGCACCCTAACAATATCTCCGTCATTTCTTCATAATAATTTGACGCCGGGTTTTCTTCTGGCGAAAACGTTGCAAATTTTTCGCCATATAAAAGCATTCGCATAACCTTGTACCACTTTTTGAAAGTACTTTTTCCATGGTTGCCATAACCTGAAAGCAATGTAATTTCCCCCCTGCGAAACTTGAAATGGTGATCAAGTTCTTCAACGCCTATCCCCTTTACTTTTTCAAATCCATGGTCATAAATCCTGAGCGCTTCTTCCTTAACATCAATCCCATAGATCACATCCTTTGCTTTTTCCGAATCATCAAACTGAGGTTGTTCCACTTTTAACTCCCTCCTGGTTACTTTTTCCACCAATCTTTCCTGTTCAAAACAACAATCACCAAACTTGGATTTATTGACCCGATAAGCTGATCTAATCGTTCTCCCCGCTTCAGTTGTTGAAAAGTCTGACCCCACCAAAAAGCGATTGCCGACATACCTAATGGCAGAATCTTCGTCTATCCCATATCTGCAACATGCTGAGGCTAACTTAAAAATGAAGTTGTTCCGCTCGCCAGTAACAAACGCTTCTTTTTTATTCGACAACCAAGTAACCAGGTTGTTGAATATTTTACTATCATCCGAATTTACCTCTACCTCCTTAACCCGCTCTACAACCTTCAGAGAAGCGAATACAGCCGCTTTCTCGTTCAAGTAGACATCTTGATCAAAACTTTCATAACACACCCTAGACGGGTTTATACCGCTTTTGTCGATATCCGGGAACACTTCCTGCAATGCCTGAAAATGTTCACGATGCTTTTTACCGTCAGCAATCCTAATCAAAGCCTTCAACCCGTTTCCTGATGGGCTTATCCAGCATGCGTGTACAAATTCGTTGCTGATTATCTCTGACTGCCTGTTTCGTAAGTCGTTAACATTATCGAAGTCTAGCACTACGAAGCCACTGTGCTCTATCAGCTGATCATCTTTTCGATCATTACCAAACTTACCACTGAAGCATACTGAAGGCAGGTTGGCTTTTAACTTCCCCGCTTTTTCTTTGTCTATCGTTGCGCGAATTTGTTCAACTTGTTCCTTGCTCCTGCCTTGTTCAATCCGCTTCAGTGCATCTTTGACCGAAATGTAATGCGGGTCCTTCGAGTAGATATTCCTGTAAATCGTGCAAATCATTCCTGAGTCGGTTTAAATTTTTGCCTTGCTTCCGCTAATTGCTGTTCGTAGAGATTTGCCTGAGCACTAACGCTGGGCTGATTTTTT